GGCACAACGCTCGCTGTTGTCTCGCCATGCGATTCTGGTCATGAATGACTGGCCGCCGATGGTGTCGGTCAGCTTGAAGAACCCAAGGCGCTGCTCGAACGACTTGCGGCTACCCTCGCGGACGAAGCCGGGCCATGCGATCTCGCACTGTGCCCACCAGTCTGCTGGGGACTTCGGCGATGGGGTGCCAGTCATCAGGATCGTGTAGCCATCGTTACCGTGCTCCTCCCTGATAGCGTCTGAGAGAGCCTGTGCGGCCTTTGTACGCTGTGCTGCTGGTGTCTTCAGCCTCTGGGACTCATCGAAGATGACGCCCACAGGGGCGGGATCTCCAGCCTTCCACTTGCGGAGCAGGCTGACAACGCCTTCGTACGTGAGCATCCTGGTGACGGTCCCCTCTTCGAGACCCCACTTTTCGAATTCTTGACGGATGCCGTAGAGGCTGGACTTGGGTCCGACCCACCACCAGCCCTTACGACCCGACTTTTGCATGGTCGCGATAGCTGCGAGGGTTTTACCTGTACCCATCTCGGCAGCCCAGATGTGGTAATGGTACGTGAGTGCGGCGTTAGCCATATCTACCTGCTGCGGCATCAGGTCGTAGTAGCCAAAGCCAGGCGAACCAAACTGGGGGTAGGTGTGCTCCTGGACGGGCTGGTCGAACTCCTCAAAGGGGTTCAGGCCTTCCATCCACTGCATTTGGATACGGTTGCGCTGGCAGTCCGAGACAGACCAGGCCATACGCTTGGGCTCCTCGAAGCCATGCCACTTGGCACCCTTCATTGCCTTGATTTCGTCCTTCATTGAGAAGGGCGACTTGTCGAAATAGATACGGCCACCCTCGTACGAGAGGACGCATTGGGCCTTAGTCATATGCCCTTTACGACCTGTCGGAACTAGGAACGTCTTGTTTACTTTCACTCTAGTCATGCTATCAATCCCTTCACGTCGTTGGCCGTCGGTTGTTTCAGTTCCATGAATTCGTTCAGGTTGTGCTTGAAGAATTGGAGCGTAGCTTGAACCTGGAACAGTGGTGAGCAGCAGTAGCCGGTCAGTTCGGCACGCCACTGGTTCGCTGTTCCTTGCATGTACATTACGCTGACGCGTTGGTTGTTGGTCTTGATGTTGAGTGTTGCCAGTGATGTCCACCCGCTGATGTCGTAGACGTCCCACAAGTCGCCTGCTACCAGCATGCCGAATATAGCAAGGTGGCGCAGAGGCTTAATGTCACATGTTCCAGCCATCGCTGCCAGGGCCTGAAGGTCCTTGACTAGCGTGCCACCCTTCACCTTGGGGCAGGCTTGGAGTATCTGAGCGACGTTCTCACCGCTGATTTGCTCGTGCATCGTGTAAAGTTCAGGCAGGATGGCTGGCCCGTAGCCCACCAACTCGCAGCCTATTTTTGCATTCATAATGAACTCCAGTGGTTTCAGTTGTCTGTCTATTAGGTTATTGGTGTTGTCGGTCAGGGTCGGACAGCGAATGTGCCGTCTTCTTGCATTTTGTGCGTTCTGTGGTACTCCTTGTGGTCGGCCCTGGCCATAACTACTGTCAGCTCATGGGCTTCCTCCCAGGCCTGCTCCCAGGTAGGCTTATGCAATAACAGACGGGCGACCGTTTGGTGTCCTGTGGTCTTACGTCCAGTCACGTGGTGGAAGTCGTAGGTCTGGGTCAGGTCAGTGACTCCCATCGACATCAGCAGTAGGTTGCGATGTGCGTTGCGTTCTGACTTGGCCCTGTCGTGGATCGCGGCCTGCTTGGCCTTGACCTCGGGTAAGGCATGGTACGCGGCCTTGGCGTCCTTGTTTTTGTCGTACCATGCGGCGTGCAACGCAGCCTGCTTGGCCTTGCCCTCTGGCCTGGCACGTCGTGCTGCCTGGTACTTGGCCATGCAGGCCTTGCAGTCGCCAGTCTTCTTGCCCTTCTTGGGCTTGTACCGGTCGGTTGATCCACATTTGATACATGGTTTGTCGTTGGTGTTGGGCATAGTGATCTCCAGATATGAGAAAAACCCCCGCTGACTGGCAAACACCAGGGCGGGGATTGTTCTTGTGGCCCACCTCAAGTGAAGTGGCGCTGCGTCCGGTTGCTTTGAAGTAGTCCTGGTCGGGCTCGAACCGACGACCTCCACGATGTCACCGTGGCGCTGCTAACCAACTGAGCTACAGGACTCTGTGCTATCTCTCTCTCTCACACGGTTATTTTGTGGGGTAGATGTAATCATCAGGCTCGTACCCTGGGCGCCAACGTATGCCTGACAGCCAGAGTGCCTTGTTCCTGATGGCTCTGCGTGTATCATTCGTCTTCAGCAGCTTGACGGTGTTGGGGCCACCACTTGGGTACATCAGGTCGTTGTTGTGCCTGCTGTGCGTCGTACCGAATGCGTGTCCCAATTCATGAGTCATTACTGTCTGGAGATCGAAGGCGCCTTCGCCACCGCCACCGTAGGTGAAGCGTACGTTGGTGTTGAAGTGGATGACGGCCACGCGACGGTAGGTGTCGCCCACCCATCGGATCTCGCAGTACGCCAGCGTTTTTTGGTTGTTGTTGACGTTGTGGGCTACAATGACGATGTCTGCTTCGTTTGGGTCTGTCGTGAGGACGACTCGACTACCCAGAGCCTGGGCCCAGTCGTTGGCCGCTTCAAGTGCGATGTTGTCAACCTCAGGCACGCCCAGTTGGTCTACTGATGCGGAGACTTCCTCTGCGCGTATCAGGGCGAGCTTCAGGACGTCCTGCGTTGCCCAGTTGCGTAGGTCTCGCATCTTGATTACAGCTCGCTCGTGTGGAGTCGTGATGTCGCCGGGTTGCGCACTCACTGTTGTTGTAATTAAGACGAGGATGGTAGTCAAAAGGTTCCGCATGTTTAGGCTCTCCTTGGAAAATACCCGGTTGTCAATCACTCTCTCTATAGGGTAATGGGCAGCCGGGGTGTACTTTGGACAGGCTATTTGCCAAAGATGTCACGGATTTCGTTCTTAGCATCCCAGTACAGATCGAAGTACAGGTCAACTTGTTCTTCGCTACGCAGGTAGCACGACATCAGTTGCATATATGCGTCTTCCAGATGGCCCAGGTCCGTAGCAGTCGACCACGCGCTTTCGGCAAGTTCCCGGTAGTCACGTTCGTCGGTCGTCTCAGGGAGAACTTCGGAATAGCTGACGCGGCGGGAACCGTCGAACAGTTCGAATGCCAGGAAGGACAAAACCATCAGTGCTGCGATGCTCGCCAGGCTCATGCCAAGCAACAGGAAGATTCCAACCATGACTCAGTTCTCCAGTGTTAAAGGGGTTTAGTTGCAGCTCAGGGACGCGTTCGCAATGCTTTCATAAAAGAGCTGCAGGTGAGACTTGAACTCACGGCCTCCTCGATACCAACGAGGTGCTCTGCCAACTGAGCTACTGCAGCTTGAGTGCCCAAAAGAGGATTCGAACCTCCACGCCTATTACAGGCACATGCTTCTGAGGCATGCGTGTCTGCCAATTCCACCACTTGGGCAGTGGCCTACCCAGGCCCGGTTAGGGGCCCAGGTAGGGTGTCTTTAGCGACTACGTCGCTCACCGTCAGCGGCGGGGGCGGAGACAAAGCCACCCTCTGGCTTCAGGAAGTCTTCGACCTTGGCGACCAGACGGTCGGCTTCGGGCAAGGTGCTGAAAGGCGTAATGCAATCAGAAGCCTTGGGACCGAACCAGGAGAATCGTCCCTTCTCAATCAGCTCGCGGCCCAGGGTCATGGGTTTGGGCCCATGGTCAGCCGTGGGCAAGTAGCTGTTGATGACGGAAGACTCGTAGCGTGCAGTCTTGTTGCCGCAGAAGAACTCCAGAAAAGTATCAGTGGTACGCTCGTAGAGCAAGTAGCAGGGGCCGAAGGAACAGCCGCTGTCCTTGACGTCAGCGTCAGCCATGATGCGTTGGAACTCAGGGCTGTTCACGTCGTTTTCGACGATCACATTGCTGGTGTCCGACAGATCCACAGCCTTCGCCTTACGGGCGATAACCAGAACATCCATGCTTTGACCGAGATCAACCAGGTCTTCCTTGGAAGCGAAGAAGCCGAAGTTGCCCTTCTTGATTTGGTCGAGGTCGACGTTTTTGCCAGCGACGAACAGCTTGACACGGCGCGTGAAGTCAGACTTGCCAGCAGACTTGGACAGAGAGTCCAGTGCGGCGAGGTCCTGACCAGCAGTTGTCAGAGCGTGCAGGCCTTGGCCCAGGATGGAAAGATCGTTGCTCATAGTTCAGTTCTCCAGTAAGTGAAAAGGGTTTCAGTGACGTTCTATTAGGTAATTGGTGTTTGGTGTCCGACGCGGACATGCTTTCTTCAGTTCTTTTTCGATTCTCGGGTTTTTCTTATCTGATCCAGTTCCTCCAGTTCTCGATATCGTTGTTTCGCGAGTTTAGCACGTCGCTCCTCGCGGGACATGCGTTCATGCCACTGCGTCACCTTAAGTGCTCTGGTCTGTTCATCCAGGCCAAGCATCCATTCAAGGGCAGCCTGGGCTCCCTCGGCAGGCGTCGTCAGGTTGTCTCTGAGTATTATCATTGAGAGATTCTCTAGCGAGTCCAACTCGTTAAGCGAGTCGTCAATCGGTCGATACCTCGGGGTCAGTCTGGTGTAGTCGTCTCTGCGTTCCTCGTCACGCTTTGAGATGCGGTCCCGCAGGATTCTACCCGCCTCAAGCTGCGTCTCTCGTACGGTGTGCTCGAGTGCGTAGTTGTAGACGTCTCTGCGAATGAATCGGTTCTTGATGCGTACCAGTTCAACAGCATGGCCCAGCGCGATCTTCTTGTCGTCCAGGGCCTTCAGGTATTTTGGCTGCAGGTCCAGCAGTGCGAGTCGTTGTCGTACCCAGGCGGGGGACTTGCCCACCATCTTGGCGATCTCTACCGCACTGAGGGTTTGCCCCACGGACTCATACCGCTGCAGCAGTCGTTGGATCTGCCGCGCGAATTCGGCGTCGGACGTCGTGATGTAGTTGGCGTTGGCCGTTATCTGGAACTGCAGAACTTCGTTGTCACTCATTTCCCGAATGACGACGGCAACCTCTGTCAGGTGGAGTGCCTTACAGGCTCGGAACCTGTGCAGGCCATCCACAAGCTGATAGTTGCCTTCAGTTGTGGGGCTGGATCGTACGAGGATAGGTTTGAGAAGTCCGTGGTCACGGATCGAATGTACAAGTTCTTGAAACTCCAGGGTTTGCTCCCGCACAGGGCGTAGCAAATTCCAAGGTTCGTCGATTGCTTGTATCGGGATTGGTTTAACCTCGACCACGGAGAATTCTCTTTTCTGTCTGTGCACGATCCATTTGATGGGTGAGTCTGTGGGGTGCCTGGTGGATGATGCCCGTGGCTCCCAGACGTGCTTTGGCCATGTATACGAAGATTTGACGGCCAGTGATGCCACCTGGGATTGCCTTGGAGCCGAAGGCCAGTGCCTTGAGTTCCCGCACCCAGATGCCGTCCTCGTTGATCTCGTCAATGACGAAGGTCCCGAAGCTGCCGTAGCTTACTCGCTCGCCCTTGTGCTTGCCGGTCTTGATGACGGCATAGGGGCCTGCACCTCGGACTGACTTGACGGTCGATCCAACTTCAAGGGTCGCCCAGTCTGCCGAGACATCGGTGTTCCGCTTGACATAAAAGATATGACCGCATGAACACTCGGATGCACGTGAGTGCAGATCCTTCCGTGCGCATGCGGGACAGTGTTTTTTGAGCTGTGGCATCGTTCCAGTCCTTCAGTTGAGTTTCAGTTTCAGTTTCAGTGAGTGACCCCACGGGGTAACGATCCCCGCTCTCCAGGATGAGAACCTGGTATCCTGCCAATAGACGATGGGGCCATGTAAATCAGTCAGCGGAAGCGCAGGGCGACGACCCCTGAACCCCATTACTGGGGCGCTGCCTTTCCAAGACAGGTGCTAAGCCACTTCGCGTCACTTCCGTAGTGCTGCTCTCTATTAGGTAATGGGTGTTTGACGCAAGGGCGGACACTCTAGTTCCATTCTTTCTAAGAAAAACCCTGATCTGGGTGCCCCTATAGAAGAGGTCAGAATGTCGGAACTATTTTGTCGGTTAGACTGTCCAACTGAGACAACAACGCCAATTACCTAGTAGACAACAATACTCTAGCATTGAGGAACGACAATGCCAACAACGACTGAGACGATCAAGACCTACTTAGAGAATGCACCCATCAACTTTGCCAAAGACCTGACCAGTCTGTACAGTGCAGACATGGAAGTACAGGTGCTCGTGAAGCCATTGGGTGAGCCCGCCACCAATGATGAGGGTAACCCCATCCCGGGTGTCCGCGAGTACAGTTCCCCCAAGTACGGAACCTTCACGCACCACAGTATCCGTATCCCTAAGGATGCCGGTGGTGATCCCTACTACAATGACCCCACGCTCCGGTTCCCACTGGACGAGGTAGTCAACTCCATCGGTATGACCGGATGGGATTGGAAGAACAAAGTCTCCCGTTGGGTTGGCTTTGACTTCGACTCCATCGTAGGTCACGCTGCCGGTGTTGGTGTCGAGGACTCCGAACTGGAGCGCATCCGTGCAGCCTGTGAAGACGTGTCCTGGATTCAGGTTCGACGTTCAACCGGCGGTGGCGGTCTGCATCTCTACGTCTTCTTCAACGAGAGTGACTTGCCCAAGACTGAGAACCACCATCAACATGCTGCGGCTGCCCGTGCGGTCCTGGGCCTGATGGAGAAGGAGTTGGGTTTTGACCTGACGTCTTCCGTCGACGTCTGCGGTTCAGTCATGTGGGTGCACGCCACCCGCATCACCGAAGTCAGCCGGGGGCTTGAAGTACTCAGCCCTGCCGTGGATGCCTTCCCTGGTCTGCCTCTCAACTGGCTCGACAACGAAGCCGTCATCCGAGGCACCAGCGGTAAGGTGCAGGTTCGCGGCCTCAGTGGTTCGGACCAGGATGCCTTCACGCAACTTACCAACAGCCAGTCCAAGGTCAAGCCGGATGCGACGCATCTGCTGATCGAAGACCGTATCGCTGAACTTGGGTACACCATCGTCTGGCAGCCTGACTTCGGCTGCTGGCAGTCGCATACTGCTGCACTGCGGGACATCATGTTGAAGTACCCGGGCGACTATCGGGGTGTCTTCGAGACGTTGTCGGACGGTATCGACCAGAGCAAAGCCAACGTGTTCATGTATCCAATGCGGGATGGCGGACTTCGCCTGACCCGGTTCGGTCGCGGTACGAATGAGCATGCGTCCTGGAAACAGGATGGTAAGGACTGGACGACTACAACCTTCAACGTCAACCCAGACCTGCGGGCAGTCGCTGCCGTGACCAACGGTATCGAGGACCCAGATGGTAAGGGCTACGTCATGGATGTCGCTCAGGCTGCCAAGGCCTGTGAGATGCTTGGTACCAACCTCGACCTGGATGCCGACTGGCTCCAGGACTTCGGTACCAAGGACCGCTCCGTCAACCTGAAGGCCAACAAGCAGGGTTCCCTGGTCGTGGAGATCCAGAAGAAAAACGGCGACGTGGCACCGGCTGGCTTCATCGCCAAGCCCGGGAAGTTCGTCAAAAAGTTCAACGTGGACACCGAGAACGAGGAGCAGGGTACAAGTGTCGAACAGTTCGACGCCATGCTGCGCTCGCTCGTCAGTCCCGACCACTCCCATGTGGGCTGGGTCAACAAGGACCAGAACAGTCTTGAGTGGATCGGTCACGGGCGAACCAACGTACGCCACATCCTACAGGCCATGGATGTCGAAGACCCAGACGTCCTGATCGGTAAGCTGCTCATGCAGTCTTGGCGGTTGGTCAACGTGCCTTTTGCGCCCGAGTACCCGGCACCACGTCAGTGGAATCGAGACGCTGCACAGTTCGCTGTGACGCCAACCGATCCCCACAACCACCCCACGTGGGACCTGGTCCTGGAACACCTGGGCAAGGAACTGAACGAGCCCGTCAAGGCGGACAAGTGGTGCGACCAGAACGGGATCACCACGGGTGCCGAATACCTGAAGCTGTGGATTGCCTGCCTCTTCAGATTCCCTTACGATCCGGTCCCGTACATCTTCCTGTACGGCCCTCAGAACTCTGGAAAGTCAACCCTGCACGAAGCGTTGACGATCCTGGTCAAGGGTGGTCGAGGTATCACGATGGCTGACGAGGCACTGAAGTCTGCGGGTAACTTCAACGGCGAACTGGCAAACGCCATTCTCTGCGTTGTTGAAGAAACCGACCTGTCCAAGTACGGTCAGGCTTACAACCGAATCAAGGCCTGGGTGACCGGGCAGGAGATCCTGATCCACCGTAAGGGCCAGGAGCCATACAACCAGGCCAATACAACTCACTGGGTGCACTGTGCGAACCATCAACACGAGTGTCCTATCTTCCCAGGGGACACCCGGATTACGATGGTCTACGTTCAGAACCTGGGGCAGGGCGGTGGTGCTGAGGTTCCCAAGGACTTGCTCATGCGGCGTCTGAAGGACGAGGCAGCCAGCTTCCTGGGTACGATCAAAGGCATGTCGATCCCGGCACCGCCAGGACGTCTGAGGCTGCCTGTTATCGTCACTGAGTCTAAGAAGGAAGCCATGCAGTCGGCGCAGTCCGCTCTGGTCGAGTTCATCGACAGGGCCTGTTTCAAGACCGCTGGTGAGTTGACACTGTTCACAGACTTCTACGATGCCATGACTAAGTGGATGGGACCGGAACAGGTCGCCGTCTGGACGAAGTCACGAGTCAGAACTGAGATGAAGGAGCAGGGCTTGTTGCCCTACGGTCGCGGAACTGGTAACAAGGTCTTCGTCGGTAACGTATCGCTGAGGGCACCCAAGGCCAACAGGGACCCACAACCGTTGTGGGTGCAAGACGGTCCTAAACTCAAGCAAATGGAAGGTTGAATCTGATGAAGAAACCATTATTCATAGGCCTCGGCCATCGTAAGCGCACCGGAAAAGATACCTTCGCCAGCATGTTGTCTGGTGAGTTGATGTACAACAAGGGTCTGCGGGTTGCGATCAGATCGTTTGCCCGCCCCCTGAAGGTCCAGGCGGCACAGATATACGGCTGGGCTGGTCTTGAGGTCCCTGAGGTGTACGAACAGAAGGCGACAGAGTACCTGCGTGAGGTCACGCTGCCGGCCATCGGTAAGACGCCACGGGAAATCTGGATCGAGTTCGGTATGAAGATGCGGGAAATCTACCCAGACACCTGGCTGGACATCCTGCTGAAGGACGAGAACAACATTGACTATGACGTCATCATCATCCCAGACACCCGGTTCCCGAACGAATGCACGGGCATTCTGGACCACAACGGTCTGCTGTACCGCATCCTGAACGACCGTGTAGAGGTCAGCGACGACAGGGCGGACAATGCTCTGGTTGGTCACGAGGCTGTCTGGACCGGGGACATCAACAACAATAGCACGCTGCGGGGCTTGGCCGATCAGGCCAGGAACCTGGCAGACGAGATTCACGGGGTGCTCTAATGGCTGAGATCCGATCACTTGTTACACTGGACGGTAACCCGCTGGCTGCCCTGGACATTGAGACCACCGGGGCAGAGGGTGGCTACCATGAGATCATCCAAATCGCTGTCGTCCCCTTGGACATCAACCTAGACCCTGCTGAGAACCAACTGCCGTTCTACGTCAACGTCCGTCCCAACTTCCCGGAACGGGCAGAGCCTAATGCGATGCGCGTCCACGGTATCAGCCTTGACGAGCTGATGACCTGCGGCGCCTCACAGGGGCAGGCTGTGGACTGGCTGTACGACTACTTTACCAACCTGCCGCTGGCCTGGGGCAAGAAGCTGACGCCCCTGGCTGCCAACTGGTCGTTTGAACGGTCTTTCCTGGTCCCCTGGCTGGGCAACGACCTGTTCAACGAGATATTCCACCACCACCCCCGGGACACCATGGCCATGGGGATCAGCCTAAATGACCAAGCCGCCATGATGGGCAGGACCCAGCCGTTTACCTATCTCTCCCTGTCCTACATGTGCTCCAAGTTTGGCATAACTATCCAGGGTGCCCACGACGCCCTATCTGACAGCCTTGCCACGGCGAAGCTCTACAAGGCAATGATGTCCTCGTTCAGCGGGTAGCCCCTTAACAAGGCCCCTCGAAATTCGGAAACCCCTTTTTGTCGGATTCGTTCCCCGACATCTAGGGGTTTTTTCACGTCTGTACGGGACGGCTGAGACGTTCTATTTGCCCCTGTACCGTATAGGGGTGGAATCGTACTTGTAGGCAATCGAAGTCCCGCCTACCCACCAATGCGCAAGCCTGCTGGAGGCTCCGTATGTTGGGGGTACGTAAAAATACCCCCGAAACCACCCAGGAGGGCAGAGACGGGGGGAACGGGACTTCAGGCCGGGAGGGAACGGCGGGTTGGAGTCCCTGGGGAATCGTTCTATTGGCAGGCGGTACGGACGGGACAGGACGCACAGTTGTCCTTCCCGACCATCATGGCGTAGACTTCCGCTTCGGAGTTCATGCACATGTACTGACCCTTGTACTCCCCACCCGCATTGAGCAGGGGCATTGTGGACCGTTTAGTACAGCACAGGTCGACTATTGGCAGCAGCACGTTGGGGTCGTCAGACGCCTCGTGCATGACCCAGGTCTCCGCCTCGAGCGGGGCGGCGTGGGTAACCGTATGATCTGGGCCAACTACGGGGACCTTGTGCTTTGTGGCCAGGTCTTTGGGCGTTGGGACAGTGAACTTCTTACGTGTACAACAGGACATGAGTGGGTGGGCTCCCTTCATTCTTGGTTAGTATGTAATGGCGGCGTGCACACCAGCATTGCCGGTCATGGCATTGTATGCGGGCGAGCTGGTACCGATGTTCATCCCAGTGGGTCCGTTGGTGCCATCGTTCTGAGCGCACATGCAGTCCTTACAGGATGGGATGGTAGCCCCACCTGGCAGGGAGAACAGGTTGTCATAGGGACCTTGACCCAGGTAGGCGTCGTAGTCTGCCTGCTGGGACGCAGTCATGGCATCCAGGCCGAACGCCTGGCCGTTACCTTCGATGTCGGTACGGTCGTAAGGGCTCGTACCTTCTAGTGGGGCACTGTCCAGGGCAGTATTGTATCCGCCGGGGACATTGGTGCCTGTGGCTTCGTCTCCACCGTACGTCGTGGTGGTGGAGGGGTCACCCCAGGGCATGGTGCCGGGCGTATCTGTAACCGTCTGCGGTGAGTTGGAGTTGACGACATTGTTGCTCTGGGATGAGCGGCTGGGCATCATACCAGTAACACCAAGGCTGCCACTCGAACCACCGTAGGTGCAACCGGAGCCACCCTTGTAGTTACCGTCGTAGGTGTGCTGCTCTTTCACAACACCGTTCTCAGGATCGATGATGTAGTCGTTACCACCCTCCTGCTCGTGGGCGTAGTTGACGGTCGCGATACGGGAACCAGTACCCACGCCACCACAACGACCCCATGACTTGAAGTAGGCCTGCCGTGCATACTTACGCGCGGCGAGTGCGTTGTTGAAGTACATAGTGGAACCTTCAGTAATGGTGTTCGACGTGTAGATGTAGGTACAACCGTCTTCTGGTTTCATGTTTGCGCAGATGGGGCAAGCGTAACCAGAGGTGGAGGCAGCGGTGCCAGTACAGGATTCTGATTGGATGCAGTTGGCACCAAGGCTGTCACAACACTCGGAGTCAAAGCATTGGCGGACGCCGCAGATGTACTTGATGTTCTCAGGGAAACCACCGGTACAGTTGGGGTTGGGGTTGGGCGCGTGGCTGGAGTCCTTGGAGGCACCAGTTGTAGCGTGCGCGGCAGATGCCGTGCCCTCCCACATCTTGACCTGGACGGAGTAGAAACCACCCCAGCGGTCAAGCAGCGTGTCTTCGTAGGCTGACTTGGCAGCGTCGTAGTCTTCCTCGCTCTGCTCTGTAACGTAGCCTGCGTTGGCAGCGTCCTGAGACGTACAGTCGGAGATCAGCTCGGCCTCAGATGGTGCTGGGACCTCGTAGTCGCCGATGTCCATGTCAGCAGCTTCGCCCGCGCCGAACTCTGTCTCGTTTCCTTCGGAATCGAATCCAGTTTCGTAGTTGGGGGAGCCGACACTACCGTCACGACCACCAGACTGCTGGTAGCCAGTCTCGGTGTTGTCGTTGGTCTGCTGGGCAGTCGTGCCGTCTTGGACAAACTCGGTGGCATCAATGTCACCAATTTGCTCCAGGTCGGCCTGGGGTTGCTGCTGCTTGAGGGGGATATCATCAGCCGTGGTGTTGTCATCCACGTTGTTTTCCCAGTCGCTGGCTTGCTCGTCATCTGTGCCGTCGTAGCCGCAGAGGAAGTAGGAGCTGGCGTGAAGGGACCCTTCGCCGCACTCACCGGAGGACCAGTCACTGAAACCAATTGTGATGGAGGGTAGGTTGTTTACGATACCGCCGCCAGCAGGTTGGGATTGTTCCTGTGCGGTCCACTGGACAGCAAGGGGGTGACCTTCGGGGGCTGTGATCGCTGCGTTGAGTGTCTGGGCACCGACGTGTGGGATGTCGTCAGTCTCGAAGATCGAGCTTCCGGCAGCCATGGAGCCGGGCCATGCTGTTGGGGATACAACCATGCTACCCGCCTTGACTGGGACCCAGGCAGAAAGGGAGATGGTGTTACTGCCAGTCTCCAGAACGGCTGTCTTGACCATGGCCTTGACCGTACCGTCTGCGACGTCTGGCAGCGTGATGTTGATGTAGTCCAGGGACTCCAGCTCGAGCAGGTTGATTGGCACAACCATGTCGACCTTCTTCCAACTGTTGGCCATTCGGTAGGCCCAGAAGGTAGCGGACTTCAGGACAAGGTCCCTGTGCTTGAATGCGTAGAATTCGAACTCTTCCTCTTTGACACCGTAGAGGTCGGTGTTGAGTTGGAGCGTAACTTTGAAGGGCTTGGGATCGGCGCCGTTGGGACGCCAGTTGGCGACGAACTTGGTGACCAGGGACTCGGTGTCAGTGTAACCGACTCGCAGGGTGTCAATCAAGACGTGGTCCTCGGAGACCGTGTCGACTACGGAGCCGGGCTCCGCAGACAGGTAGGTCAGGCTCAGGACGTTATCGCGCAGGGTGATGGCACATCGGTTCTGGAAGGCCAGTTCGCGCAGGACATCTAACAGGTTTTTCCTGGTGGGCATGACGAAGTGCATTGGGTAGGCGTTGAAGAAGGACTGCAGGGCGGCGAAGGTGCCGTCCATGGTGTACTCAGGGCCATAGGTGTCGACCAACCACGTCATGATGTCGACCATGTTGGGACCGACAGTCGAGGTGTAGCTGACGTACAGTTCGTCTTCCCAACCGTTGCCGTACAGGCTCAGGCGGGAGGGGGTGACGATCTCGGTGACCGTGTATCCGTTGTAGTCGGAGTTCCGCACGGTGTAATACTCGGCGGGGACGGTGGCCAACTGTCTGAAGTTGGTGTCGGGGAAGGTCCTATATGCCTTGACCGTGTGGACTGTGGAGGGGATCAGGTTGACGATGTGGACGCCTTCCTGGTCACCGTAGATGTTGACTTGGACGCCGGGCTGCATCCAGGAGAAGCCAGCTTCCTTGAAGTTGGCCATGTAGTCGAAGGACTCCTTGATGGACGCGCCGTTGGTACGGTCGTACTCGCCACCGGGGGACAGCGTCTCTGTGGTGCAGTTGGTACCATCGGATGTGATCGTACACGTGATCTCGGAGTCGTTGGTATCAATGCCCGCTTCCTCAGCGTATATCTGGGGCAGGGTCCGGGTCAGGAACTCAGACTCGGAGCAGTCCTGGCGGAAGACCCTGATCTCGGGTGCATTGATGGGGTTGACCTGCAGACGTGCAGGGTGGACCCAGGTGTTGGCAATGAAGGTGTCGCTGGGGGTCTCGTCGGTACCATTGAAGTAACCAACGATCTTAGCGCCTTCGATGTACAGACCGAAGTAGATGTCCTGAGGGAACAGCTTGCCGTTCTCGATCTCCAGAGATGAGTATTGGTAGGCGACTTGTGCGTTGTAGTTGTTGGTATACTGGCAGGTGAGGGCGCGCTTCTTGCACTCACACTCAACGGAGCGGCCCCAGGATGGGATCTTCTGCTGACGTGAGCCCGTGGGGAACCCGTTGCTGAATGTTGGGACGGACTGGGTGCGCCAGCCTTTGAAGACGTAGGGGCAGCAGATGTTGGCCAACTGCTCCAGCTTGGCTTTCAGAACGTGGTCGGCGATACCGAAACCGGTCTTTAAGCGACCGACGCGGGGGCTTGGAATGTGCAGGGCGGGTTCGTCAACGACAGTACCGAAGCCCATGGGCCATGCGTCGCCGACGTTGGCATTTTCCTGGCGGAAGAATCCTTCCTCAATGGAGAAGCCTACTTCGTTGTCCTCGACCTTGGACAGGATGTCACAGGTCAGGGTGCGGTCACCCTCGTTCCACTGGATGGGGGACGAGACCTCACCAGTGAACAGCAGGACTTTGTCCAGGGCCAGGTCAGTACCTTCGAAGTATTGGTAGACCTTGGCAGGTGCCTTGTGGACGTTGGTCGTATCCATGATGCCTTTGATCTCACCGGACGTGTCGTCCAGCTTGACCATGATCTGCTGGGAGTCGCCACTTGTACCGGCTTCGACACCGCCTTGGATAACGATGGTGTTGTCCAGCCCGGAGACTTCCAGGATGGCACCTGGGATGCCAGTCAGGGGCTTGTCGGAGTATTGCCTTGGCGTTCCGCCACGTGCCCACGTAATCTCAACGATTGTGACTGGCTTCAGGGCGTACTGCTCTGCCAGCTTGGCAATGGTCGCGGCTGTTAGGATTCTAGCCATGGATAAGAATTTCCCTCATGAGTTCCAAGACGTTCTCGACGTCCTGGTTAGTTGATTGTGGTTCGGAGATGGGCTCGAGGCACCGATCGCCGATGATGTGGTAGGCACAGGACAGTAGGTCCATTAGCTCGGTGCGGGTCCCTTTAAGGTTGGAGAGTCCCTTCAAACTCGACCTGTATTTGCTGGGCGCTGTACCCTGCCCTTGCAGAATGTCTAGCGACTGACTCGAACTCAAATGGATTGGACGTGAAGTAGCCGACATAAGTATTACCAATGTGATCGGTGATCTTGACCTGGGAAGAGTTGTACGCGTTGTACAGCTCGCGAAGTTCCTGTGCTTTCTTACGTGCGAGGTCGAAGGACCAGAGCATCTTCATGCGGCCTCTGGGCTTGACGTAGGTGTATTTCTGGCCAGACATCGTGCGCTTCATGTCGAAGCTAGCCAGGATGCCCTCGGTGTCCCCGAACTTTGGGTTGGGGAGTTGGGTGGTTGTGGTGAGGGCTGGGTAGGGTGCGCGTATGGTGAACATTACAGGGACTCCGTTAGTTCTATTTCGATTTGGAGGTCAAAGTTGTCACGCCCGTTGCGGACAATCGGAGTCTCTGGATTCAGGATGATGCCCTTCCAGATGTTGGATTCCCAGTCGGTGAAGGATACCTCGGCGCCGAGGGACGCTTCCATGAAGTCGTGGATGTTGGTTACCTCGTCCTCCTTGATACCTACGAAGGTCAGGACCATCTGGTGGATGTCTGGCCATGTGGGGTCTCTGAAGACTTTCAGCGTTCCGCCCCGAGTCTCGCGGACAACCCGCTTGAAGGACTTACGCTCGACGTCACCCATCTGGGGCGTGCGGAGCGTGACGGTGTTGGTGGGACCAGTTACGGGGAACTGGAAGGTCACAGAGTTCGCCCGTGTCAGGGTTGGTTCACTAGCGGGGACCAGGGACCCGGTACCAACGGCTGGCTGGTAGTCACAGGCGTTGAACGTGACGGGGTCAAACGTGAAGGCGTGCGAGACGCCGATTGCGCCCGAGGCAGTCAGGTTGGTGCGGGTGACGTTGCAGACGACGGTATGGCCCAGGGTTATGACACTGTAACCACGACGTGCGTTGTCAACCGAGGCGGTATGAGTCATGGCCAGAGTGTTCTGGGCGCTGTTCTCGGTAGCACGACCGGCGAAGCCGTTGGTTATTGTTGCGGTATTGCTGGCAGTCAGGAAGAGGTTCCTGGCTGAGGCGTTTGACGTGAAGGTCAGGGCGGATTGGCCAGATCTGATCTCGGTCTTACCGTGCCGCGTGGGGTTGGGCTGAGACAGGGTCAGGATGCTGGAGGCGCTGAAGTGGTTTCCGAAGAAGCTAGAGTTATCCTGAATCAGGTTCAGTCCGTCGATGTCACCAGCGGCGTGGTCTGCCGTGTTGGTGTTGATCGTACTGAAGGGCGTGAAGGCCGCTTCATTGTGATCGACAGTGATTACGTCGGAGGCTGTAAGGCTCAGCGTGACGTTCACGATGGCGGTCTGGCTCAGGGTAAGGGTGGCTTCGTCTGTATCAGCTCTGACGTAGAATGCGTCCGCGTCGGCTGTCTGTGACAGGCTCAGGGTGGATGCTGATGTCAATACCGTGGGGATGACTGGTCGGGAGGCGGACTGGGTCAGGCTTGTGGTGTCTGTAGCCGTGACGGTCAGAGTGCTGCCAGTGATGGCGGCAGTCGCGCCCAGGGATAAGTACCAACGACGGTCGTTCGCTACGGGAGCGTCAATCCAGTTGACGTCGATTTCGTTCGCGCGGATGGCGCTGGCGCTGGCCTCGGACAGTCGTCGGTCAGTCTGATTGGCAGGATAGGTGCCGGACGTCCAGTTGTAGTTGTACTCGAGACCAAAGGTATCTTCGGACAACCAGACACGGGTGTTTACCGCGTAGGGGTCATCGATGGCATTACCCTGGGTGGACTGGTTGCCGTCAGAGGTTAGCGTGGCTCGACTGTAGGCTAGGTGGAAGTCAGTAGTGTTGTCCTCGGTGGTGCCACCAACGGAGTAACCCAGGGTCAGTGTGGGTGTGGTGCCGTCCAGTACAAATGTCTCGGTAGTGATACCCGTTGAGGCTACGTCTGTCGTCTCTATCAGGGAGGCTTCGAAGTCGCCCGTGAGGAACAGCAGTGTGAAACCGCCGCCGTCGTAGTTACTGTTCGCGGTACCGTACCACTGGATGTTAATGTCCGACGCTGTCACAGAGGCGACACCGCCGTTGATGCGTGTGGTACTGGTGGTGGCTGAGCCACCGGCGGTTTGGGAGATCAACGTGTCCGTGACCCTACGTGTATCATCACCACCGATGATCCAGGAGAACTCCTTGATGGTACCCAGGTAGTCTTCACACCAGACGCCGTGGCACAGGGCTGAGCTGCCACGTGCGGCTGTGCTGTTGGGTGTTGTCCAGTAGGTATTCGAGGTGGCATTACCCGCGCTGTTGAAGCACAAGACGGCCTTAGGTGCGGCACCTAGACTATGGCTGTACGCTATGGGGCTACTGATGTCGTCTGTTGAGAGTGGTGCGAAGAACGTCTTGGCGGTACACGTGGTGCCACCAATAACGGTGTAATGAACTTTCAGGTTACGGGGGAGTTGGGTTGCGGGAACACCGTCCCAGTCCAGGGTGAAGGAGCCGTCAACGTTGAAGGAAACCAGCTCAGCACTGAACGAGGCCGCGCCCTGCCATGCAGTAGCGCTGGAACTGCTGCTATTCACGTACCCGGTTGCGGGGAACAACAGAACTTTCTCATCGGAGCGGAGAGATAGACCGGTCTGCCAACGTGACTTCTTGGCTGCTGTGACGCCCTGGGCCGCAGGACCCGTGGCAACACCACGCATGACCAAATTACAGGGTGTTGTGGTGACGCCCACGCCGTCTTCGTCTGCGTAGAAGTAGGACATGGACAGGATGATGGCGGTGGGCGCGACGCCCAGACCGGTCTGAATCCGTTGTTGTCCGGCCTCGACGGGCGTGGCGAATGTACCCTGTGCGGACTTGAAGCCACCGATACCGGGCGCGACGCCCTGCTGCAGTGTGAGTGGTTGCGTGACCGCACGGTTGATAACTGTAGCCGTTTCGGCGATAGCGAGTACGACCATGACGTCACCCTGTGGGGGTGCGTCCACGATGTTGATGGTGGTGGTGTCTGCGGCTGTGGATACGAAGGCAATCTCGCAATCTAGTGCGTTGGTGCTGTCACCCACGAAGGAGTAGGAGAGTGCCGTGTTGTCGAAAACCCGACGACCAGTCCATGTGGTCTGGGACGAGCCTGCGTTGGTGAAGTTACCAAAGGCCAGTTGGTTGGTACCATCGGAGACGCCGCACGCATCACGCGTATCATTAGACTGGTCGGTCCCGGTCAAGCGACTATAGCCAGGACCGCCTGTCTCGGGGAAGGCGTTGCCTGCGGAGTAGGTCATGATCGCATCAGGGGTGGCACCGTCCAGGGGGGTTGACAGGGCTTGAGTACCTGTACTGGTATTGATCGTGTGCTCGGTGAGGCTCGCGGAGATGTGGCCACCCAGACAGAGGGCAAACATGAAGGCTGAGTATGGGGCCGTGCCTTGGATGTAGATGTTGGTATCATCAACGTGATGTAGCTCAATAGTCATCTCATCGTCGTTGTTGATTTCGGGTGCTGCAGGGCGGTAGGTCCGGCCCAGGTACTCGGACAAGAACGTCTTGGTTCCGTGCTCCTTGGTCCAGACGGATCGTGCGACGTTGGGTCGCGAGTTGGTCAGGGTGTTGATGTTGGTGGTGACCTGAAACGCAGACATGTTGGTCAGGACGGCTTTGGGGGTTGTCCCCAGACCATGTGCAATGGCCTCGACGCCGTTACCAAAGGGCGTTGCGGAACTGACATCCTGTCTATCCGTGTTGTGGACCAGGAGGGAGGCATCACAGCCAGTGAAGGCCTGGTAGCCGATCGAGAAGCCAGAGGCGGCAACGACGGACCAGTTGATGGTGACCTGGTTGTTGGCGAAGCTGACGAATGAGGCTTGATTGATGACGGTGGTGCGGTCGACGTACTCTGTACCAGTGAAGTAGATACAGGCGTCGTTGCGGGTGGATGTCTTGTAGAACTCACTGCCATCATGTCTGTAGATGTCCCAACGGACGCCTTCAGCAGTGGCGGTGGCGGCACCTTCCCCGGAGTTGTAGATCGGACCCGTGTCGGAAGTGTACCCAGACAGGGTGGAGTCTGCGACCCAGAAGAAACGTATAGCTACGGGGGTTCCACCCAGGCCGGTCAGGGATATGACCTGATTGCCTGTGACTGTTGGTGATTGAAATGTACCGACGAGGGAATTGAAAGCCATGGTAGAACCTTAGTGTAGGGAGCGCAGAAAAGGGCGAGGCAAGGAATTCCCTGCCCCGCCCGAAAGCGGTATGCTCAAGTGAGCATGAGTTCAGAATTAGGCACTGACGGTGTAGGTAACCTTCAGTTGGTCACCAGAGACGACAGCGGTGTCACCCTGGTCGAACAGTGCGGTGGCCCACAGTTTGTGAGCAGCACCGGCAGTGTGGTCGCCCTTGGTGGCGGCGGAAGTACCGGCACAGATGAACAGACCCTTGCAGGTGTTGGTGGCGTTCATGTTGAAGACAACCTGGGCAGAGTTGGTGATGGACTGGGAAGCGGCAGCGTCAGCGGTCCACACGGGGCGAGTAGCCTCGGTGTAGGCCTGCAGTGCGTCCCAACCGTTACCGGCTTGGTCGATGTTGTCGTAGGTGTCGCCAGCAGCCAGAGCGGTGAAGTTGGCCAGGTCGATCAGACCCATGTACCAAGTGGTGAGCTGAGCGACAGCACCACCCTCGAACATGATGTCCAACAGGGCGTCTTTGCCTTCGTTGGTGATACCGTTGTTCATGGTGTGGATGGCGATGGTCTCGCCGTTGCGGACGTGCTCGACAACGAAGCGACCTTTGGGGGAAATGTTAGAGATCATTGTAGGGGTTAGCCTCCATAATTGGTTGTGAGATGCTTAGTCTCGGGATTGTTGATCATTTTGACGGTCCTGGGCGGGGGATGGTTCCCCCTTTTTACCAGAATCCGCTCGTACGATCTGCACAGAAGCGCGCTGATCGACTTTGATGGGTTCAAAACCCATGGTTACCTCCGTTTCAGTGGGGTTTAGAACGACGAAGTACCGCGTCGGAACTCTCGCTTCAACTGCCCAACCACCTGCCGTGCTGTGGCTTCTGGGTTGGATGAGCTGCTGATGTTGATGTCACCGACGTTGACGTTGTTGTTCGTAGTAGTCTGGGCACGGCTGGAAGGAGCTATGCCCGCGTTCATTGCTTGTAGTTGAGATGCGAACTGGGCCGCATTCTTGGAGTTGGTTACGTGCTCACCACGTTGGAGCATGGCTGGGATACTGTCCTGTCCTTGGACGGCACCACCGGATGCCCGGTAGAGGAATCCACCAGCGGCACGTTTGGTGGGAGCACCACCACCACCGTTGGCGTTGGCACGGTTCAGGCGCTCGACGGCTTCGGCAGCGGTGATGGCCTGACGGGCCAGGTTGCCTGCGGCTGTCGCCTCGTTGTTTAAGCCCGTGGCTGCGGCTGGGGCAGCACCAGCCAGTGTGGCTGTGGCTGTGGCGATGGCCTGGGCGGGTTCAGCGCCCTGTTGGGCGGACTGGACGAAGTTGGCCAGGGCGCCGGCATTGCCAAGCGTCTCGTCAAATTTGCTCAGGTTCTCTTGGTTCGAGACCAGGAAGTCGACTCTTGCTTGGACTTCCTTCTTCAGTGTCTCGATCTGCTCGAGGCCTTTGGCCGTTGCTGGGTCATCGCGGTCGAGTAGTTCGCCGAAGTTACCAGAGGCCTTGGCCTGGGTCTCAAGCCGGGACAGTGCCAGTGTGAGTTCACCCAGCTTTGCAATCTGCTCGTCCGTGGGGAGGTCGATCAGGCTGGTGGCGTCGAAACCCCCATCATCGGGGTTCAGGTCGGCCAGGGCGTCATAGAAGGGCTTGAAGGCTGCGACACCACCGCCGAGGAACTCAGGGAGTGTTGCGGTCGCGTTGTCCAGGTCGAACTGCGTTGCCAGGATCTGTTTCCTGAGCGCCTCCATGGCGGACAGTGCGGTTCCACTGTTGTGACCAACGGCGGAGAGTGCCTTGTTATTCTTATTGACGGCGCCCTCCATGTCCGCGACGTCCTGGAGGCTGAGGCCCAGTACGCTGCGGACGTCGGCCTGTCTGGCTGTCGTCGCTTGGAGGTCGGTGATCTTCGTCAGGTTGGCTGGGTCCAGTTGCGTGACGTTGATGCCCTTCCCGAAAGCCTCACCCGCTTTGTACATGCCCTTCTCGAGGGCAGGTATCTCGTCTGTGATCATGGTACGGAGACCGTTCAGGGCGGATGCGTGCCACTGCAGCTTGCTCGCGTCCTGGAGCGTTTCCAGGTACTGGCGTGCGGTAGCCTTCATGGCCTCGGTCTGATCCAACAGCTTGGTGACGCCCGCGTCGGCCTTAATGCCGTCAGCGGCTGCTGCGTCTCCCAGCAGTTCTCGGACCTTCTGGCGTCCTTCCAGGGATGCGATCAGTTGCTTCTCGGCGTCGTCCCGGAAACCCTTCCGGCCTTCTTCACCGAATGCCTTGGCGGCTTCGCGCGATCGTTGGATAGAAAGCTCAATCAGCTCCCAGGCTTGTTGCAGGTTGACTGTGCCGCCCTTGGCGATCAGGTCGTTGACCTGGGGGATAAGTTGTGCCGCCTCGTTGGCGTCTGCGAGCGCGTTCTGACCCGTAGACTTGCCACGGCGTGACTGGGCGCGTTGCAGATCGGCGATCTCTTGGGCACCGGATTTGAGGTCGGCTTCCGTGGAGTCGACGATCTTCTGCAGGTCCGAAGCATGGCCCTTCATGCGGCGTAGTTCGGCTTCGTTCTTGCCGAGGGCCCGGAACAGGTCGCGACCAACGGAGTCGGCGAGGTTCGATGCGATATCGTCCAGGTCCTGGGTAGCGCCGGTCAGCTTGTTCATCTCGACGACAGACTTGCGGAGTTCGTCGAACTGCCGCTCGAACGCCAGCTTCTCGGCTGCGTTGACGGCCTCGCCGATGCTGTCGACCATACGTTTGTTGGCCTTCTCCAGCTCGTCGGCGCGGTCTGCTGCGCGCTGACTGGCCTTCGCGTTCTCAGTGTACACGGCGGTGAGGATACCGACAGCGGTGGCGGTGGCGGTCACTGCGATCAGGATGGGACTCAGGGCACCGAGGAACGTGGTGACAGAGGCAGTGGCAGTAATGAAGGAACCAGTGATGATTGCGTTGGTGGTGGCGATCAGTGTGCCGACACCTACGAACGTACCCACAGCCGTAGACACGGTGCCCAGACCGTCATCAACGAAGGAGACGACGGCTTCTACGAGTTGGAAGAAACCGGTCTTCAGGGGTATCATGGTTTCGGCCATGGCGTCAAAGGCTGCCTGCATACCGGAACGTGCACGCTCAAGCTCTTTAGCCTGGGTGTCGTTCAGGGTCTTGAAGGCGTCGTCCAGGGTGTTGACCTCACCGGAGATGGCTTCCAGAGCCTTGGCGAGTCCGCCCTTCTCTTGGGTCAGAGCGGTCTGACCAACGGTGGCACGGATGTTCTTAAACAGCTTGGCGATCTCTGGCAGGTTGCCCTTCTTCAGCTCATCGATCTGCTCGATCAGGGGGATGAATCCACCGGACTTGTTCAAGGCGTCGGTGATGTCCTCGAAGCCCAACTCGGAGAATGCCTTGCGGATTTCGGGGCCTTCCTTGATCAACTGCTGCAGGACGGATCGTAACTGGGTGACTGCGACGGTTGGGGCGTTACCACCCTTGGTCAGGGTTGCCAGTGCGGCACCGACCTCAGAGAAGTCAATACCCAACTGGGCAGCCAGTGGTGAAACACGACCCATGGATGTGGACAGTTCGCCCAGAGTGATACGGCCTTGCTCGACGGTCTTGAACAGGGTGTTGGCGAACTGCTCAGATTCGTTGGCAGACTTGCCGTTGGAGTTCAGGGCGGTTGCCAGTGCGTCGACCGAGTTGGTGACGGAGGTGTTGGTTGCGACTGCCAGCTTCTGTGCGGTCTGGAAGAACTTGCTGTTCTTGGTTGAGTCCTTGACCTGATTAGAGAACTGTTGGTACTTGGCGTTCGCAAGGTCCAGAACGTCCAGACCGAAGGTCTTGGCGTCGGCGCGTAGCTCTTTCTGCAACTCAGGGGTTGTGAACTGGCCACCAGAAATGGTGGAGGCCTCGGCGACCTTCTTCTCGAACTCGACGACGCGGTCACCGGCTTCACTGATCTGCTGACCAAGTGCTGCCCAGGCGCGGAGGAGAATCTGGACCTGACCGACGCGGGCCAGGGTCTGCATGGAAGCGGTGACTCCGCCGACTGCGACCTTGGCGTTGTTGGCACCGTTGGTGATCGTGTTGAACATGGCAGCACCTTGTGCGGCGCGTGCACCCTGAACCAGGTGGCTCAGGTTGGTACCGATACCGGTGGTGGCGAGTTTCAACTTGTCTGCGTTGCGGGCTGCGTTAGCCAAGGAGCGACCGAGACCGGAGGCAGAGAATTGTTTGGTGGACGTAGCCATCTTGACCAAGGACTGGTCGACGAGGAAGAGTGAATTGTTCAATGTATTCAACTGGGCGATGGCACCAGTTGCATCGAATCCGAGTTGTTGTACGATGGGAGAAGTCATTACTTGATCTTTCGTCGGCTTTGGAATTTGAATGGGTTGGGCAAGAAGCGTGCCCTGTGAGTTGTCAGATAGGTGTTGAATGCGTCGGCACCGGCGTCCTGGAACTTGTAGGGACCGGGTGTCTTCAGGTTGTGGCCAAACGCATTGGCGTTGTTGTATTCGTTGAATACAAGGTGGTCAAGTGAAGTGCTGTACTTCATCATGACGATGCCGTCATTACCGTTGTCGTCCAACTCACCTGAACTATTGGCCAATCCGAGACTGATGCGTGGGGTCTTGGCTGTCGGTGATACCTGGATGTCAATTGGGAAGTTAAGCTCCTGCGCGAGGTGCAGGAAGGTGGCGCGTGAAGCACCGGACCAGACTGGTATCTTAGAGATCGCTGTGGCATTTAACCAGCGGATACCAGCTTGGTTGATGTGCAGGTTGAGAGACTCCGCCAGCGCTGCTCGCCATGCCTGTAGTTGTAGGCTGACGGTGGTGAAGTTCTTGGTGAATTTGAAGAATGCCATATGGTCTGAAGGTCCTCTTAGCCCTTGGATGCTTTTTCTTGTTCGTGGCCATGTCGTTGGTCGTAGGCCAGAATGAGTGCTTGGGTCCAAGCGTCACAGTCATCCCAAGAGTCCTTGACTCCCGGGGGACGAACACCGAGGCGCTCACATGCGGCCCAGATTGCGAACTTGGTTGTAGTGTACTTGGGCCAAAGGATCTTCCTTCTTACCCCTCCAGACCATGTAGAAAAGACTGCCGTGCAGCTTCGAGTTTGGCTTCGTCCAGGGCGTTGGCCTCCAGGACTGCGTTGCCAATTCTACTGATCTCAACCGTCGAGAAACCTGCGTCCTGCAGCTCTTGGTTGTAGTTGCTCCAGGTCTTGGGGTCGTCCATGTCGACGGTGTCCCACTCGACGTCAGAGGGCTCCAGAGACTTCAGAGTCATCCAGGCCATGCGTTGGATCTCGCGCGCCTGCAGTTGTAGTCTGTAGTTGGGGTCATTCCTGTTCTCGACCTCACCCTGTGGGGTGATGGACTTGGGAGCCAGGGGCATTGGGGCGACATTCTCGAATTCTTCGAAGGATGTGACGGCGACGCACTTGAAGACGATGTCTTCACTGTTGCCACGAGGGATAACCAGGACGATCTCGTTGGGGCCGTCAATCTTGCGACCGGCAATCTTCATTGTATTGTTCCTTGCATGTTTCAGTATGGAGGAAAGACGTCAGGGGGCCGAAGCCCCCATCAGTCAAGTCAGCAAGTCATCAGGTAGGGTTAGCTACGGGTGATGACGGGGGAGACAGTGTTGCAACGACCGGAAACGACGATGGCGGCATCTCGCAGGGAGACGTCGAAGGACTCGTAACGGAAGTCAGCCAGCAGGGTGGTCTCGTCCTGGGAGGAACCACAGGGAGCGGCGTGCGCAACTTCGACATCGACGGCGTAAGGCTCGCAGGCGTCAGCAGCGGAAGAAACCCAAGCAGCAGCACCACCGACCTTGTTCAGGGCGTCGTATGGTGTGATGACTTCGGAAGTACCGGTTGTGATGTGCTCGTAGACAGCGTCAATGTTGACGTCCAGAGGTTGTTGGTCGCCCTCACGGACGGAATCCAAGTCACCACGGTCCAGCAGGTACTCGAAGTCCCTGTTCTTGGTCCAGGACAGGTCGCCGTCGCCCAGCTTGATCTCAACCTGCTGAGGCAGGAAGGTGATGACGGAGTCATCGGCAGAGATGGAGGTGGCGGCGGGGGTGAATGTCAACGTGGCGGGAGTACCGGGCGTGTCAACGGCGGTAACGGTGTAGATGGTGGTATCACCAACGAGGGTGAAACGGGCACCAACGGGAACGTCTGTGGCGAGGACAGCGTTGGTAGCAACGGTGTCCAAAGCGACAGTGGTGTCGGAAACGGCAACGCCAGCGACGTCATTGACAGCGGCGGTACCAGCGAAGCCATCCTTCAGGGTGATGACGGCGTCGCGTAATTCGATTCTTGCCATGGGTAAAAAACTCCAGGTAAGCAAGTGATAGTTAGTTGGAAACGTACATGGTGTACGAACAGGTGACGGCGAGTTGGCGAAGGCGGTCTTCGCGGTTGATCTCGCCAAAGTGGTGGACCTTGACACCCCCATCGGAGGAGTCGGTGAAGCGTAGACAGCCGATGGCAGAACCATCATCGTCAACGCCCAGGCCATGCTTGAGTACGGGAATACTGGCGGACGCCTCTGCCATCTTCCCGGCGATCTCTGTCCCGGCGTACGCATTATCAGCAGCGTCGCCCATATGGGAGAAAATCATAACGTAGGTATCAACCTTGAATCGGTAATACCCTGCACTCACTTCAGTGACGTGCGGACCATTCACGCGGATCTCACAGCGGTTTTCCGCTTCCTGAAACGCGGTGGTTCGTTCCTCTAACTCTTCCACAAGCGAGGCGTAACCTTCGGAGTTGGCTACTGTTTTGAAATGGTTGGCAACACTGGACTGCACCCAGCGGGGCCAATTCGAATTGTAAGCCATAGTGGTTACCTTTGAAAAGAATGACACGGCTTTGTAGACGCCAATCTTGGAGCCGGTCTGGAAAGTGGTTGGTTATCGTGTTGGTGTTTCGGGGGTGTTGTCCCAGCCTGAGACCAGGGTGGTGGCTTGGGCGTGGGTCAGGTATGCGGCGCGGGCGCCGTCCTTGTGGTTCTCGACGAGGTTGGCGATCATTGTGGGTACCTGCCTGGTCTCGTAGCGGAGTAACAGCAGGGCCCCGTCTGGAGACTTGCGGCACTTGTCCTCTGTATCTAAGAACCCGTTGCGCCGCGTGATTCGGGAATCGAGCGCGGCGGATGTTTTCAGGACCACGTAGGTTCTGTGGTCCCAACGGCTGGATGACATAGTATGCCTTTCTATCAGACGCCGAAGCGTCCGCGTTGTTCGCCGTACAGCGCCCAGATAGCGGCGGTGGGCGCGACGTCGTTGTAAGTGGTGATACGTCCGGTACTACCTTCCCAGTTACGACCTGTCGTTGGCTCCCAGGCTGCGACGGTGATGTCGTCGATAGAGGGTTCCAGAGGACCGGTACGGTTGGTGACCGAGTCGAGCAGGATACCGTCGAGGTAGATGTGCATCTCACTGCTGGTACCGAGTGTACCGTCTGCAGTGAAGGAGAGCATGTGCCACGTGTTATCCAGGATGCTGTTGATGTTGATGGCGGTGGTGTAGTTCAGCGAGGCGATGCTGGCGCCAGCGAAGGCTACACGTGCGGCAAGGGTTGAGGCTACATATTCAAGTGTCCAGGTGTCGGTGTGGTTGGCTATAACCTGAAGACCACCATGGTATAGGGCCTTGACCCACATGTTGACCGTCAGCTTGTCAGTGATGGCGAAGTCAGATGAGTATGGGACCGTACCATAACTGGCGTTGTTAGCACCGGACCAGGCCAACTGACCACCGTCAGGGGTGGTATGTACTGGTGAGCCAAACAGGGTACAGTCGTTGGCATTGGCAGAGGAGTCGGCCCAGAGGGTACCCACGGGTGCAACTGCTGCGTCGAGGTCGAGGAGTGTTGGGGCCACGGTGTCGTTGATACCGTAGCGAACCTTCTCCTTGTTGAAGTCTTCCAGGATCGTTGCGTCGGAGAGCGTGGATTGCTGGAATTGGAACATGCCCAAGTCACCGTTGACGTAGCTGCCGCCGCCGAATATACCACGGTGCATCAGGTATAGGTCTGTCATGGCGTAGTTGTTCGCGGCGACTGAGTTCGTCCCGGCGAGATGGCCGTTGATGTAGAGGGAGAACGAATTGGTAGTCGAGTTGAAGGTCATCGTGTAGTGATACCACTCGTTCGACTCGAGCCGGTTGGCAGGTGATTGGATGTATTCCCAACCAGCAGTAGTGTCATTCATGTAAGCCCTCAACGTACTTCCACTTCCGTTGAAGTATAAGGCTGGGTCGGAGTCTTGGTCGAATTCTACTGCCATGGCGGCAGTTGATACATTGTGGTTTCGCAGCCACATCTTCATGGTGAAGTCACCAGAGAGACCACCAAAGGTCGTGTTGTTTTTAAGACCGTCGTTGACACCGTCGCACGCCCAGAAGGCACCACCGACGTCGGCGGTTGGGGTGCTGAATGTTGGTGTTCCGGTGTAGTCCAGGTAGGTGCCGTGGGAACCAGGGAGGCCTTGGGCTTCACCCAGGTCTCGGACCTGCGTTGATAACCCAACGCCACCACCCTCAGCCGAACGGAGACGACCTGCGTCGAACCACGCCTTGGAGTTGGTAGTGTCTGGCTCGTAGTTACCACGACGGGCATCGAAGTCTTCTTGGATCTGGAGGGCGGTCAGTACGCCGTCGAAGGCGGCGGCATATTGCAGCTCGCAGTTTAGGTGGTCGGACGTAGAGGATACACCGGAGCGGAGCGCGCCTAGGGCGAACTCTGCTGCCGTGTTATTCATCGTGAGGCCCATAGATGTGGCGCTGTTATCCAGCATACCGTTAATGAATATCTGGCCATTACCATCGCCGTCCAGCGTGGTGGCGACCTGGTACCACTGACCGTAGCTCAGTGTGGTTGCTGATATGACAGACGACCAGGACGTACCATCGTTGACCCAGAGGTAGATTTTCTTGTCTGCTGATCTGTGCTGTACGATCCACTCACGGTCTGAGTCAACGTAGTTGGTCTTACCCATGATCGTACCATAGGCATGCCCAGAGCCCATGATTCGGACCCAGGACAGGGTTGAGAATGTGGCGTCTCGGAAAGTCGTTACGAGTTGATCGTCGTCGACTGCGGCGTCGTTGACACCGTCGAACGTGACCTCACCGCTGTTGTTAGACGTGAATACGGGACCACCCTCAAGTGTGATATTCGCGGTACCGACCCGGTCGTTCCAGGTTGTGGCTGCGGCGCCAGCGTAGGATGCGGTGTTGGTTGCGTCGTACTCGACAACCTTGGTGGCGACTTTATATAGCTTTTTCTCAGATTTGAAGTTACGCGCGACTTCGTCGGCGGTCAGTGCCTTGCCATAGTACAGACGTGCGTTACCGGTCTCACCAGTTCTGTAGTGAGCGGAGCCTGCCCTTCTACCGAAGTAGAGCTGGCGGGCATTGGAGGCTTGGGACGCGGCGGTACCTGCGGAGGCAGTGGATACCAGTTCGCCGTCAACGTATAGTTCCAGGTTACCATCACGGTCTGCGGAGAGCACCAGGTGATGCCACCTAGAGTCGACAAGGTTAAAGGCGTCGGTACCGTCACCATAGGTGGGGTCCTGGCCGGGACCGAAGTCCACACCGTACTGTGATGACGCGTTACCGTAGATGACACGGGCTCCGTTATTACAACCGTAGGTTGCGCCACCCATACCAAGCATCGCGCCCGAACGGGGGTTGGAACCGGTGTCGAGCCAATCCATGTAACCTAAATCCCAGCCGGGGTTGTATTCTGCGGTTTGCCTGCCCCAGACTTCCATGGTGTAGTCCTGACCTGTACCGTCGAACTGAGTGTTCCACTGGGCGTTCTCGGGGATGTAGGTGTAGGAGCTGGTTCCGTCCAGGACGTAGCCCTGTTCGCTGACGGTCGCACCGCCGATGAGAAGACCGTTGTTTTGGTTGGTCGCTTGGTCATAGATTGTGGTGCCTGAAGCCCAGGTACGCCAGTCGTGCCAGAGGGAGACGTTCTCGCGGAGGGGTGCCAGGTAGTGGTCCTTGTCGACGAGGAAGTTCTGTTCAATAGACGTGGCACCAAGTGCGAAGTCGTACATACGACAGGCTGCCCAGTCACCATTGATCCAGTCCCAGCCCGTGGTGTTACCCATGAACTTGACGATGTCGGTGTTGTAGGTGACGGCCACCCCTGTGCTGGTCGTTGCAGCCAGGGTACCGTCGATGTAGAGTTTGTGGTCGGCGCCATCGAAGGTGGCGGCAACGTGCACCCAGTAGTCGTCAAGACCTGCGGTGTCAGCATGGACACCCTCGGCAGAGTTCCAGGTGTTCTTACGCCCGGAGATGTTCTGAGTCCCGCCCGTGGCGTCCATACCATAGGTAATCTTACAACCCGTGGTATCGGTTCCAGAACCGAACGCACCCATGAGACCATAGGTGACATGGGACCGTACACGTATCCAGATTTCTCGGGTGTAGTTGGCAGTCAGCAGGGAGGCATTGCCGGTACCGGGGAGGGTCAGGTAGTCGTTCACGCCGTCAAAGGTCAGGTATTTTGCACCAGTGGTTGGGTCTATACGCAGGGCGTCCTCGCCAAGACCGCTGGTCTCCAGTCGTTGCGTCGTGTCGGCTGCGTCTTGAGCGTTGGGGAGTTGGTAGGTAGAGCTACCAATATCCCAGGCCAGTGCGCCGGTTCTGGTGTTCCAGTCTGCGAGCAGCCCGTAGGGGACGTAGGTGCTATCGAAGCGTTCCTTGTCAACATCGAAGTTTTGGACGACCTCGGAGGGGGTCAGGGCGGTGTGGTACATACGCATGACACCGATACGTCCAGTCCAGAAGGTGCCAGTTGTGCCACGGCGACCAAGGACCATACCAGATGCGTTGTCGATGTTGGCGGTTGAACCCATGGACTTACGGGCTTCCTCGACACCGTCGATGTAGATAATGGCATCGCCGTCACGGTCGACGGTCATGAGAAGATGGTGCCACTTCCAACCGTAGGTCAGGTCGGTACCGTTAGAGCCGTCACCGTAGGAGGGGTCAACACCTGAGCCGAGGTCAACACCGAACTGATCGGCGTTACCAACGACGGCGCGGGCTTGGCCCGTGTCCCCGTAGAGGGAACCGGAAATACCGAGGCGGAAACCCGTTCTGGGGTTGTCAGCTTCGATGAAGTTGTCAATGACGGGGAGGTCCCAGTTGCCAGCCGTGTCGGAGGCGTCGCGACGGACCCAGGCTTCAACAGTGAAGTCGGTTGCGGTGCCCATGTCGGCCCAGGAGGGGGCGTTCTCAATGGCCATGAACGTGGAGGTACCATCCAGGTTGAATGAACCTTCGCCAGGCGTGTTAATGTCTTCCCAATCAACGGTACCGAAAATTGTTGCGTCGTTACCGTTGCCAGAGAGGTCAGACCACGTGTTGCCTGTACCACCGTAGGAAGAGGCGTCGCCTGCGTCCAGGTGGATGACGGAACCAGAAACGAGCGTCCCACCACCTTGTCCAACCTTCTGGACGGAACCAGAGGCTGTCAGGGAGAGACTGTCGCTGGCTGATCGGGTGCCGACCAACTCGCGGTGCGAGACGTCACCTTGTAGAACCAGTGCGTTGTTGGCAGTACGGGGGCCACCGACGTGGGCGCGGGTGGCGGATTGAATCAGGGAGAGTGTATCGGAGCCTGTGAGACCGAAGACCTTTTCGATGGAACCGGACTGCGTCAGGACCAGTGTAGCAGATGTGGTCAGGGTGGCGACCTTGTCGGCGTTGGCGCTAGCAGTCAGGGCCAGTGCGTCGGAGGCAGTCAGGGACTGAACCAGGGAGACGCTGGCGGCGTCGGTCATGGCGAGTGCGTCAGTGGCAGTCAGAGACTGAACCAGGGAGACGCTGGCGCTTTGAGCAACAACCAGGGCGTCGGCTGCGGATCGGGCGGCGACCTTGTCGGCGTCAGCAGTCTGCGTGACGGACAGGGTGTCGCTGGCGCTGAGTCCGAAGCCCAGGTCAACCATATTGTCTTGCGTAACAACCAGGGTGTCGGCACCCGTCAGGGCGCGGTCATGGTTGCGGTCGGCAGTGTCGGCCAGACTCAGTGAGTCGGTAGCCGTTGTGGATGCGATGTAGACACGGGCACCGGAGTCTGTCAGGACCAAGGCATCGGAACCGGTCAGGCTCAGGCCCAGGCTGATGTCACCGGACTGCGTGAGGCTCAGGGTATCGGATGCCGTGATGGCACCGAAGGTCTTGTTCAGTACGTTGCTGTCCGTGACGGTCAGGGTGTCGGCACTGGTGCGGGCGCGAGAGACAGACAGGGCGGCAGTGTCGGACAGGGACAGGTTGCTGGTTACCGTGAAGTTGGAACCCAGACTGACGACGTTGGACTGACTCAGGGCCAGGGCGTCGGATGTGGTCAGGGAAGCGACCTTGGCTGCGTCTGCGGACTGGGTGACGACCAGGGTCCCGGAACCAGTCAGGGACTGAACCAGGGCGATGTCACCGGAGTCGGTCAGGGCAAGGGTACCGGATGCGGACAGGATGGCGACCTTGTCGGCGTTGGCTGCCTGGGTGATAGAGACGACGCTGGAACCGGTCAGTGCGCTAGACTCACTTGTGAGGCCAGAGTGACTCAGGGACAGGGCGTCAGAGGCTGTGATATTTCGGGTCAGGCTGGCAGAACCAGACTGCGTGATGGTTAGGACCTCGGCGTCACTACGTTTGGCATCAAAGGCGCGCACCCCCTGTTGCGTGACGGCGAGGGGAGAGTCAGCAGTGGTGAAAGTGTTACGGACGACGTCACCCAGGTCGCCTTGTAGGACGAGGCTATCGTCGGCGGTGATGGTGGCAACGTAGGTACGTGCAGCCGTATGCGTGATGGCTGTGGTACTGCTCGCAGTCAGGATGCGTTCCAAACCTGTACGCAGAGCCTGATCAGCCAGGCCGACGATGTCGGTAGCCGTCAGTTGCTTGACGCGGTTGGAGACGATTGCACCGGAGTGGTCCAGGGAGATCGTGCTGGAGCCGTAGAGGAAGTATTGAGGAGTTGTCGTAACGGGCGAATCGGAGACATCAGCACGTACAGCCGTGAGGGTCCAGGGTGAGCCGAACTTGCTGGGACTGATGCTATGGATGTCGAAGCGGTCGCCGTCGAACTCGACCCAATCGTCATTCTCGATCTCGTAGCCTGCGGGGAGGTCCCGAGGATCAATGAGGAAGTTCCATGTGGACCGGTCGTAGAACGCACCGTACATGAACTCTTTACCAGAGTCAACCTGAGACGCGCCTTGCGTCTGGGACCGCTTGGTTTTGGCTGGAATGACAACAGCACGTTTGATAGTTGTAGACGTAGAAGAGGAGGACTTGACACCGGTCAGGAGATCGGTAGTTTCAGTGCCTTGCTTAACCAGAACAATGGTACCACCGTAGAGGCGCTTCAACTGGTAGATGGGTGCGCGGTTGGTGCGCTTACGATAGTTCGCCATCTTGGGTTTGCCTTTCGGGTGTTAGGAGATATCTGCTGCGATGCCGTCGACTTCCCAGATGGAGTCGAACTCGGATTCGCGAATGTCCTTGACGTCGTAACGGACGTCGTCAAAAACGATGTAGTCATCAATCGCGATCTCAAACTCGTGAGTGAGTTCTGCAGGATCGATGAGAAAGCGTACGTTGTCGTGGTCGTAGAAACCGCCATACATGAACTGCTTACCGGAGCCGGTCATTGCGGTTGTCTGGGTTTGATTTCTTGTAGTCAGTTGGGGGAGGACGATGCAGCGAGGGATCGTCACTTCCAGGGGTTTCTTGTAGTGCTTCTTGCCTGTGGTGAGGTTTACCGAACCAGCGGAGAGTCGGAAGAGGGTGACAGTTGAGCCGTGGAGGCGTTTCAACTGGTAGATGGTCGCCCGGTTCCGGCGTTCCAAGTTTCGGTTAGTTGTCATCTTGTTTACCTAGAAAAGAAGTTTGGTAACGAGGCTGGCAGCGACACCCATTAGTAGGGTGACAAGATACCATGTAGTCTTGGACGACCTGGCCGCCTTTGACTCGAGGCTGTGCACTTTCGTCAGGATGCCTGGGTTTTTGAGATCACCCAGCAGGGCTGACTTGATCTCGGTGACGTCCTCACGCATACCTGCAATAACTGCACCCTGGCGGGTTTGTTCTCTCAGCATGTCGATGACGTCGACTCTGGGTTGGTGTGCGGTGTTGGTTTTGGATGGTGACATAGGTACGAACTTGGTTAGAGGCATAAGAACACCCCTGCCCCAGGACGATCCCAGGGCAGAGGATATTCGTATCGGATAGCTGGATGGTCAAGCGACCATCAGGCGATTAGCCGAGCAGCAGCGTGGCGAGTCGGTTGTCGAGGACAGCGACACCAGCCAGCAGGTCCAGAACAACTTTGGTGCCCTGAGCGTCGATGTCGTACTGCATCGTGGCGCGCATGGCGATGTTGTTGTGGGAAGCGACGAAGGATCGTGCACCGAAAGCGTTCTCAGGCTGGGCCAGAGGACGGGAGATCAGGGCGACGGAATCGCGCTGGAAGCAAGCGTTGAAGTCACCAGCGGGGCCGGGGAAGCAAGCGTCGTCGTTAGCGATGGCGGCGTCCAGAGGACGGTCCAGCAAGACAACCGTATCGGTGGAACCGTTGGACAGAACCTCGATGACGGAGTAGACGTGACGCGTACCTGGGGTGGAACCGAAGGCAACCAACTGACCCAGAACCAAGTTCTTACCGGCGGCGTGACCGTCGATGGAGATGGACTTGGCGTACTGAGCGGCAGCGGCACCGTTGACGGCGGCAGCCTTGTAGACGGTGGCGACGGAAGAACCGGCGACGTCGTACTTCAGGGCTTCGTTCAGGGTAACGGCGGAGGTGTTGCCAGCGGCAACAGTGGAAGCGGTAGCCCAAGAAGGCTGAGCGTTGTCAGCCAAGACGACGAACTCACCAGCGGCGACTTCGTGGCCCGTGAAGGCAACGGCCAAGGAACCGGTGTCACCAGCGGAGGCGGCGGGAGCCGTACCAGCCAGGGAGTCACGCAGGGAAGCGTCGGCGGAGATACCGTTGACGTTTTGATCCATGTAGGTATTGAAACCCAGGATACGGCCCAAGCGGGCTTCGGTCAGAGCGGAACCACCGTCACCACGCTCATCGGCTTTGATGAACAGGTCGTTGGACAGCATGGCGGTCTCGGAACCGGGAGCCAGAACCATCTGACGGCCAGACAGGGAGGCCAAGTTGCGGTTCAGTCGCTCACGTGCGGCCAGGACGAAGTCCTTGGCGTTGGAGGAGGACAGGCCGAGCAGTTTACCAACGCGGTCAGCGGGGGCGCCAAGCAGAGCGTGAGCCATTCGGCCCAGGATTGCGCGGTCGATACCGTTGGCGATGGACTTCAGGGCGGGGACCAAGTGGATGGCGATCAGGTCCTGCATGGACTTGGAGCCTTCACCGTCTTTGATGACGAAGCCGGTGTACATGTGCTGGTCCAGGGGGACTTGGACGTTGGTCAGGATGGCGTCATTGTAAGAAACGACGTCGGCGTCGGTCTTACGGTTGACGGTCATGTCACCGGGCTTACGGGTGTTGACGACGTCACCGAAGGCAGCGATCTCGGAAGAGAAGTCGCGGTGGATCAGGTTACCCATGACCATGTTCTCTTCGAGAACGGCGATGGACTCGCGGGCCCACAGCTCTGGGATCAGAGCGTCGTTGTTGTTGGCGAAAGTAGCGAAGTTCAACATTATGCTGAATACTCCTATAGTTTGGGGTTAAGATTGGAGCCAGACCTTACTCAGAAGGTGCGGCGGTTGGGGTCCAGGCCAAGGGCGCTGGGGTTCGACTTGCGCAGTTGCATGTACTGCTCAGTGGTCAGTTTGGTGTGGTCGACGGCAGAACCGTCCCCGATGCTTCCATCGGTAGCAGAGGTGGAGCCCATTCCTTCGCGAATGTTATTCTTGAAGAAGTTGCCCCATTTCTCTGGAGACTTTTTCATGTACGCGACCGCTTCAGTGGGCGTCATTTGAAGCGTCTCGGTAGCACCATCAGTGTTGACTTTCATCTCGACCATGGGGACCAACCGACCAGTGGCCTGGTTGTTGTCCGTCATCTCTTCGACGAGACGGGTGTTACTTTGCAACTGCGTAATGATCTGGTTAGGGTTGAAGGCATCGTGCTCGATTGCGGCACTCTGCAAGGCTGTGGAAATGGAAGTATCGGTGTAACGATCTTCCCAAATCTTTTTGTCGGACTGGAGCTGCTCGATCTGTCGCTCGTAGCCGGTCTTGGCCTCTTGGGCTTCGAAGGCTGCCTGTTGTTCCTTTGTGCGGAACTGGGCGCGGAGATCGTTCAGTTGTGATTCGAGGTTGGAGCGCTCGTCACCTTGAACAGTGCTGTTGTTCAGCAGTTCTTGGTAGGAGGTTTCCAAAGAAGTGTACTTGTCAGTGTGCTTGCGCCTGTCGTCGGCCAGGAACTTGTTGACTTGCTCTTGACTGAATGCCTTGGGGCCGGGGTCAGCGCTGGGAGCAGGATCGTTGGTGGGCTCAGGTGCAGGCTGAGGCTCATCGAAACAAGCGGTGGGGACAAAAGCGGCGTAAGTAAACTTGGACATGTGGGGCCTCCGTAAGGAGTAAGGGACCTCGTTAATTGTTCCAGTGGAAGCAACGAGTAATCTTCCACCGGTCGCGCTTTAGGAAACGCGAGATATGCGGATATGGTCGCCGTCAAGCAGGAAGGGGCGCAGGTTACGCCAAGCAGTGGCCGAGGGGACACCGTTGACGATGTGCTGTGGGGCTTCCTGGTTGCGGTCGTAGACCGTGGTCGTGCCACCGATTGAGTGACGTGCAACGGCCAAGTTCTCCATCTCCAGGTCAGGGTCAACCCCGTCCAGGAGAGAGTAGGCGATTTCGTAGCAGGCGTCTAGGATGGCATCAGGGGTAGAAGCGTCAGTACCTCTGGGGAACTCCAGGGCCTGACTGGCCTCGGCGGCGCGGACAGTGACCAGTGCGTCGGCATCGCCTTGGGCGGCGAGGTTCTCCAGGGTGTTGTCGGCGAGGAAGGCGTCGTTGACGGCCTTCTTGACACCTTTGAAAGCCAGCCGGTCAATAATGGCGGTGGCGGCGTAGATGGAGTTCTGCTGGTCGGTGGCGCTCGAGAGGGACCATGCCGTTTCATGTAAGCGCGTGTCGAAGTAAGTTTGTGCCTCAACGACGGAAGCGTAGGCGTTTGGCATGGGTTATTTCCTATGGAAGGGGGTTGTCTGAGGTTATTTGACTCCTGGGAAGAGGGGAAAGTTCCCCTAAACCCAGAATATCATTAGATTTATGGCGCAAGGTTGACAATATCGCCCGAATTCATGTTGAACATGGTCAGGAGGTCATAGTCAGCAGTCGAAGACTCGTTGACTTGGTTGCGCAGGTTGGGATATGCGTCATTTGGACCGTCTCCCATGACCCAAGCATGGGTAATGGATGCGGTGCCCAGGGACTGGGCTGTGGGGTCCAGAGTCATGTTACCCAGGGTGGCGACTTCGGCGGCAGTCAGGACACCATCGTAGATGCACTGGCGGTAGATCCAGCCCTTCCACTCCTTGTTGGTGGCGCGCTCGGTGCCTGAGTTGAACTCGTTGTCAGCCAGGCCGGCTGACCAACCATCGTTCTTCATAGTCCAGACACCTGTCTGACCGATGGCATCGTCATCTGTCCAGGAAGTGTTGCGGTTGTTACCACTGGCAGATCCGTTGCCGGTCAGTTCCCAGGTGGTTCCGGCAACTGCCAGGTCCTTGACGTAAATCTTGAACCGTTGGTAGTAGTCCTGCAGATTGGCTGAATTAGAACCGGTGGTGCCACCGTCATAGGTGACCGTGATGTGGTACCAGTTCAGATTGTCGAACTCGTCGCCTTGGGACTTGAACTCCAGCTTGGCGTCCTTGCCGCCGTAGCGGAAGAAGAAATCCTTGGCTTGGTGACCGCAGCCGACACCACCGGAGGATTTCTCAGGCTCGCCGTAGCCCCAGAAGTATTTCTTACCGTTGCCAGTATCATTGCGGCGTACGACTGAAGAGACAGACCATGAGTCGCCGACGCCAGAACCGTTAGAGGCGCGGGCCAAGGGGAAGGAGGCGCCCATGGCGGCGTTACAGGCGCTGTAGTCGTTGGAGCCATCGTAGTAGATGGACTTGGTGCCAGCGGAGAAGGTGACCTCGTAAACGTTGATGGTCAGGTTGACCGTTGTGATACCATGTGGGTTGGCAGCGGAGACACTGACGACGTATTGGTCAGGGGTGCCTGAGGATGGCGTTCCGGCGTAGGCGGGAGCCGTACCAAGAAGCTGGCCAGAGGTCTGACTTGCAACGAGCCATGCGGGCAAGTTGGTGAAGGACCACATTGTAACGAGGTCGCTACCAGGGTCCAGGACCATGGTGTAGTTTATGGGGTCAGTTTCGTCAGCGTCGAAACTCTGCGCCGTGAGGTCAGGTGCGAGTGCGGATGGTGTTCCACCGCCGGTCTGAGTGAACAGGCCGTTCAGGACGTTGACGACGTTTGCCAGTGTCTGATCGACAGGGGCGGTACCGTCAATGGTGACGTTGGTAGGATCGATGTTACTGATCTGGATACGGTCGGAAGAACTTTGGATGATACCGACTGTGAGGCCATCGGCGTAAGCCTGGATGGTGTTGACGGGGTAGTTGTTGAACAGTGTGCCCGTGTCCGATTCTTTCAGGATGATGGTGGTTGCCGTCTCATCGATGGAGGCATCAAGGCTGACCGCGTTAGTGTGCTGGTTGGAGTAAGCCATTTCGTACCAGTGACCGGAACCTAACTGGGATACGTTCTGGATAGCAGTATCCGTGTACCGCAGATCACCCAGGGTCAGTCGGACCGAGTCGAGGTCGGCAGTGTTCTCGATGGCGTAGTCGTGTTTGTGGAAACCAACATTGTCGATGTTGATCAGGCAGCGGGTCTTGTCGTTGATGTTGGAGATGGTTGAGTCGATGTGGAGGCCGACACGCGTTGTGGCGGCTGCCAGTGTGGTGTTGTGCACCTGACAACCGAGGACATCGATGATGAAACCGGCGGAGTTACGGATGGAGTCACCGGAGATGTCGATGGCGGCTGTCGCGTCAGCGTTGTTACCGATACCGTTGAAGGCAGACCTGTTGTTGTCGGCCATATCCAAGTTACGCAGACGACTGTCTGATGCGTGTTGGATGGTGGCACCACCGTTCCAGTTACGCTTGACGACGTTGCGGCTGAGGATGTTGTTCTGGCCACCGATCATGAGCATGCCGTTATTGGCGTTCTCGGTGCTCGAGTTATCGAAGACTCGGAAGTTCTCACAGCCAGAACCGGCGTTGGGTGTAGCGGCGCCCAAGTAGATACCAGTCTCGACGTTGTTGTGGGTAGTGTTCCGGGTGATGACGCCCTGGCCACCAATGCCGCAGTCCTGGAGGCGGATACCTCGGAAGTTGTACTCGGCAACGCAGTCCTTGACCGTGACGATAGCGGTATTCTCGAGGCGGCAAGCGCCACCATTTGAGGTGTCGTTACCGGCGTAGAAAGCCTGCAGGTCGACCTGGGATGAGTCGTAGCCGACGTCATTGACGGTTTCGGCGTCGAGGGTGAGGAGGCCGTCACCGGTCCAACCGTTGTTTCGGAAGAAGCAGTTGTCGACCAGGACCTCGTCGGCGGAGCGGACGAAGATACCATACTGACCGTTGTGGAACTCAATGTTCTGGAACGTCAGGGTGCCTGTTTGAGCGAGGCTCGTACGCTCGAAGACGTTACCGTTGGTGTTCAGGAAGGTTGCGTAACGAACCTTCGTACCCGTCTTACCAATGAAGGTCAGGGACATGTTGTCAGGAAGTACGATGGGTGCGGTGATGACAAAGTCACCCTCGATGCTGATCGTGTCGCCAGCAGTGGCGGCGGCAATACCGTCAGCGAGGTTATTGAAGGGGAGGTCCTGCGAGCCCGTGGGGAACTGCGTTGCTGCGCTGGACTGGACGTAGATGGTGGGGATGGAGTCGCTGAACAGGACGTTGCCAATGTCGTTGATGTAGGTGGCTGCCGCTGCTGCGGAACCGAAAGCGACACCGTCCGCGTCTGTGAACTCGCTGTAGTGGATGTTGAAGAACTCGTAGAACTTCGTACCGTCAGTCAGGTTCTTGGACTGGATGTCGTTGATGACGTTGATCAGATCGGGGGAGGCCTGGACGACTTCTGCGGAGAGGCACGCATTCCAGTACGTGGGCTGAGACGCACCTTCGAAGTTGATACAGTTACCGTCCGAGTTACGTTTGACTTTGAAAGCCATTGTGGTTGTTACCTTTCAATCGTGGCGAAGACTGCCAAGGGTTGGATGATGATGGGGTTATCGGCACGAATGATAGGAAGTGCGTGGGCATAGACGTCCTCGTCTGATGCGAAGTACGCAGAGATGATGGGACGCATGAGGTAGGAGCGACCAATGGAACCGGCACCAAAGAAAGAGGGTGTACCCATAAGGTCGAAAGAGAAGGTGGTGGCCAGGGTGTTGGGATCTCGAGTCTGCCACCACAGGCCCATCTCCAACGTGGTGTTGGCGATCTGGGGGATGACGTTGAAGTCGAAACGCAACAACAGGAGGTCACCGACAAGGCACTCTCTGAAGTAGAGGGAGCCGACAGTCGCTTCACCGTTGGGGCCTGTGCCGGCCTCGGAGAAGTCGAACATCTGGGTGACACCTTGGGGCATACTCACACCGCCGAACAGACCTTTATCAATGTGGGACTGGGGCGTAGGGGAGGACCAGTAGGGGTTGTCGGATGAGAGGTGGACCTGGCGGTCAAGGGAGAAGACCCGGAACTCCTCTGCGTCGGCTTCGGCCTTGGTGTACAGAACACCGGACTCGTAACCGTTCAGAGTTAGAGTGACCTCAGTACCAACGATGTGGGAGGTCGCGGTCGTACCGTTGACGCCGCGCGTCAGGGTGTGGAAGTATGGTCCGTTGACGTCGGTGCCGAAGTCAACGTAGTCGATCTGTTCGTCTTCAATGACCAAGGTACCACCCGTGGACAGGAAACCGAGGGCGGTCAGGGCGGCTTCGTCAACGACATTGGCGTACAGCTTTGTGACCTCACCAGTGGTGAGCGTCTGGATGGCAACCGCCGTGGTGGGGATGTCACCGGGGAGAACTTGCCAGCCGTACTGAGAGTCGGAGACGGCGTCGCCTGCGGTATGGGATGTAGCCGTCGTGAAGTTCTGGGCGCGGGTGCAACCAGTCAGGTCGTTACCGGATACGCCAGTGTACGCGATGACCTCAGAGTTGATGACGATCTTACCACCACCGGTTGCGAAACCAGCAGAGTCGACGAGTGCGATGGTCGTTTGCAGGTCGTTCAAGTTAGCGGCCAGAGTGGTCTGGACTGATATCTTGTCGGCGAAGCCACCAGTATACTCGTAGCCACCGTCAGAGTTTTTGATGTTGGCAATCTGTTGAGCGGTTGCGCCGTGGGCGGAGTGAAAATTGGGACTTGTCATAATTGACTTTCGAGTTAGCTGCCGATGAAGTAGACGGACTGGGTGTCGTTGGAAGCAACGACGTATACCTTATCGACTGCGTTGATAGCCAAGGTCAGAGAGTCGCCAGCGTATAGGGGGAAAGCAGCAACGGTGTCTGCGGCGGCGGCGGTGAAGCCGACGTGGATGGAACCGGTGTTGCTGGTAGCCGCTTTGAGGACGATGCCCTTGTACAGCTTACGACCGTCAGTGGAGACGGCTTCAGGCGTGATGCCCACGGTCTTGATCCCATGGATGAATACAGGGGATGTTTCTTGTTGGTTAAAAGCCATGGGCTTGATCCTTACTTGGTGGACTTACCTTTGCCACGGGTCTGTACTCGACCTGCGGCATCGGTGGAATTCTTCTTCTCGGCGGCAGCACCCTTATTGTCTGGGGCAAGGTCTTTGAGACCTCGTGCTGCGGGATTGTCGTCACCGGCTGCGGGCTGTGGTTTGCCAGCGGCTTGAGCTTCGGCCAGGACCTTGACGCGCTCGGCGTGGTCCTTCTTGGCCTGGGGGATTTCTTTTTCGCCGTCGAAGCCGAGGGCGTTGGATAGTGTGATGTCAGAGGCGAGGCCCTCTTCCTTGGCCAACCTGATGACTTCGGGGTCACTGGTGGAGAAGGATGCGGAGTCGATCTCATTGTAAATCTTGGTCAGAACTTCGGGACCGATGCGGGCACCCAGGAGGGATGCAACAGCGTCCTTGGACAGTTCTTTCTTGACTTCGTTACCGGGGATGGAGAACATCAAGGCGGTCAGCTTCTCTGCTTCCTCGATGCGATCATTGGCAGTCTTCAGGGTGTAACGATCGGGGTAGCTGATGACAACATTGTCGCGCTTGTCGTTGCCTTCGTACATGGCCCAGTGGTCTGCGACCTTACGCTCGGTGGTCTCGAGGACCAGACCGATGTAGGCCAGACCGGCTTCTAAGCCCTGGTTGTCGAAGGAACGGGCGTCGCCGGAAGCGCGGGAGGAACCCAGAGCAACAACGCTCAGGTTGACCAGCTTACGGATGTCGTCTTCCAGCTTACGTTGCAACTCCATGCTGACCCGCAGGGGCTCGGCAGAGGGGTTGATGAAACCGGGACGTTCGGCCTGGATGTCGTAGACACGACCGTCGATTGCGCCAACCTTGACCTCAGACTGTCCGGCCTTCTGACCGCCAGCGGAGGCGGTACCGTCTTCCATGACTGAGTTCTTCAGGTGGGAACCGATGGCTCTACCGTCCTGCTGCTCAGTGTAGAATGGGAAGTTGGCCTTCAAGGCGTAGGCGACGTCGGTGGAGCCCAGGTTCAGCAAAGCGATCTGGTGCTTGGCGATGTCCCGCATCAGGGAGTCGCCGACGTCAGCCAGGACGAAGGGGATACGTCGCATGGTCGTCTTGACACCGTTGGGGAGGCCAGTCTGGATGCTACCATCTGCATCGAACAGTTGGTAGTTGACGAAGCCGTCGACATCGATCCAAACCAGGCGGAGACGTTCGCTGGTCTCGGAGGGGAGTTCGATACCCGCGTAGGCGGAGTCGTAGCCCGTGACCCAGTCGCGCAGCAGCACGGCAGAGAAGTCGGACTCACTACCGGGCTTGGACATGTTCCAGGACAGGATGTCTTCGCAACGGTAGGTGTAAACGTATGGCGTGGCCTCGGCGGCGTCAGCCAGTGTTGGGCCGCTTGGGGCGAGGTTGTCAACGAAGATACCAACCTTACCCATCAACAGCATCTCGGGGATGATCTGCGTGCCCAGGTAGTGATTCATGGAAGCGCCCTGACGGTCGACGCCACCCTTGAAGCCCTTGACGGCTCGCTGGTAGGTCTCGGAACCACCACGACGAACGATATCGCCCATGCGGTGGAAGACGGCGTTCTTGATGTCGGTGATCGCAGCTTTGGCGAAACCGGGAACGGGCGTGATGGAGCGGCGTGACTCGTAGTCAGACTGGCTCTCGCGACCGGAGGTCTTCTGCAGGTGCGTCCAGACGAAGTCGTCGCCACCTTCCCAGATGGAACGCCACGTTGCCCAGTCGAGGGAGCTGGCGGTGTACTGGGGATGACGCATTGACAGGAGTGAGGGTGGCTGGGCCATGGAATAGTTCCTTACAGGAATGCTTTGATGTTCTTGTTGGTTGCGATGGCTGCAGCACAGGGCAGAGCCATTTCAGCGTAGTTGAGCGCGTGGGCAAAGTGATCGTGGCCAAAGTTCTTGTATGATGCCACTGGGTTGCCCAGTTGATCCACGTCGTAGACGCGGACGAGATTCTTGACGTGCTCGCGGAAAGCACGGGGGGTGTCTTTTGGAATCTGAATGCGACCGGAGTAGAAGCGACCAAGGGTCACGTCCAGCCAGTTGGTTCTGTCGACGACTGCGATAGGTGCATAGCTGCCGTCATCCGTGATCGACATCTCTTTACCGACCTTACCGGCACGGTACCGATTCAGCCAGACGTAGCCGGGGAACCGGCGTGCAAAGCTACGCGCAGTGAGCACGTTTGGATCGGCATCGACCATTGCGGCGCGTACCTGATACTCGTGCATCAGTCTGTCTGGGACAATCTCCCACTCGTCTTCGTAGAACCTCACGATGTCGAGTACCCGTGGCTTGGCCATGGTGTTGACGTCGGTTGAGAGTTCAGTGAACTCCCAGTCTAGGATGACTGCGTAGTTCCATTTACCTTGGTCGATGCCCATGGTAATGAGTCGGTTGTCACCAACGGTAGGCATGAGTTGCTTCATGCTGTAGTCTGCGACGCAGGTGTCCATGTTCTTGTCAGTGACCTGAGAGGATTCGCCAACGTATGGCTGCCCCAGGACGGACTTGTGGAATTCTTGTTTCGCGAACTCGTTCTGCTCACCCTTGAAGAAGTCACCGACGATTTCGCCAGGGTTGACTGTGGATGAGTAGAGCTGGTTGATGGCAAAGCCGCGTCGGTCAGGATCGCAGTCCTCGGCGCTGGGAACCCAGACGCCAGAGTCCAACTGCGTCATCATCTTCTCTTCTTGACGGACGAACCCAGTGTCATCTTGCCATTGCTTGTAGATGTGGCCGCACATCGTACACTTGATGCGGGACTTGTGGATGTCTGGGTCGTTGAAGTCGTCGCCACAGATGTGCATCGAGTCTGGCCATCTGAAGATGTCCATCTTGTTACAACCTGGGCACTTGAACGTGAATTCTTCCATCGTGCTCTTGACGTACTCCTTATGGACGCCGTGGTTGGGCACGGTTGGTGTCGAGATCATCCAGGCAGTCTTTTGTGGCTGACCACGCAAACGCTGGAAGGCAAGTTCGACTTGGCTCTGGTCCATTTCGTCGAGTTCATCGAGGATCAGGACAGAGACGGGGATTGATTTCAAACCGGAGTCACCGCGAGATCCACGGATGTACAACGAAATGTTACCCGCCTGCTTCAGTCCTACGTTGTTGGAGTCGGTGAAAACCGTCTTCAAGTACGGAGAGAACGAAAGGGCGGGATTGAATCGGGTGCGACTGAAGTCAGAGGCATCCGTTAATGTTGGTAGGACGTACAGGACGTTCTTCTTCAGGACGTCGACTGTATACAGGGCGAGGTTGATACCCAGCTCCGTAAATCCACCCTGTGCTGATTTCAGTGTGCAGTTCCAAGACGCCTTGGAGTCGTGCAGTTCTTTCGTCCAGGGGGTGACGTTGAACTTGTATGGGCCTGGGAACGGATGTCCCATGACGCGACGCTTCTGGGCCCAGCGCGAGCAAGATGTGATGGTCTTGCCTACGATGCGGGTGCTCAGTTCTCTTTTGAAAGCATCGGCCAGTGACATAAGTGCTCCAGTTTGTATTGGCCTTGTCGCCTGGGGGAGTGGCACAGTTGGGACGCAGCGGATTTCTCAACGCGGTCGCACAGGTGCTGCTCTTTAGCAAGACCCCAGACGACGTGGCGTGGATTAGACGGCGTCGTCAGTCTTAGGTTCCGGTTTTGGCGTTGGCTTCTTCTTGGCCTTGGCCTTGGGCTTTGGTTGTGGCTTTGGTGTCGTTGGGACAGGGTCCAGAGCCTCGTCGTAGTCAACCCAGGCGCCTCGGCCTCGGTCACCAGCCCAGTCGTAAACCCAGGCTTGGGTCAGGGCGTGGAGCATGTCGTTGGCCATACACTGCATAACAACCCGTGGCTGTTCGAAGTCGCAGTCGAAGGCGACGGGGCCGATGGCTTGCGTCATGCGGAACTTGGTGTCGTCGAATGCAATGAAGACGTGTACCAGCCCACGGAAATCGGGAGCCTGCAAAGGGCGTGGCAGTGAGATTTTATGGGCCATTGTTTTCTTTCTAGGTGAGAACACCCCGGCGAACCAAACTGGCCACCGGGGCGCACTGAAACGGCGCAGGGGGTGCGGCTAGGCACCATGCTTTCAGATGAACATTATCAGGATGGTGGCGACCGTCTTGGCGATCTCCATCCAGTTATCTTTCAAATACTCAAGCAGATCGTCCCAGTTCCAGTCGCGCAAACGCTTGCCGGTAGTGGCTTTGACCTTCCTGGCGACTATTTTAAGTGCATGAGGAGTAGTGTCAACATCTGCGAAAAGAGCGCGGTATGGATTTGGATTGTTCTGTATCTTGGTGCGACCAAAGAGGTCGCCGTAGGTGATTGGGTTTGGTGTCGAGAAGACCAGAGCGATATCCCGTTCCTCGACGGATCGGTTGGGGTCTAGCTCGATGGCCAGGCCGGTCTGCTTCAGGGCTTCGGACCATTTGAAATGGTTCATATCTTGTAATCCGGCTTCTTGGGGTTCAACTTGAGGTGGCGCTTGAAGTCGGCCAAGGTCAGTCCGCCAACCAGCGTGTGGATGTGCTTACCGTCCTTGAAGATTAAAGTTGTGGGGTATGCGTCGTACAAGTTGTCGTACCGGTGTCCGATGTCGCGCAGAGGGCTGCGGGGATCATCAGTCGTCCAGACGAAGACGGCATATCCCGCCTTCTGGGCTTTCTTGATCTCAGGTTTCATTGCCTGGCAAGGACCACACCAAGAGGCGCTGATCGTGACAGAGAAATAACCCTTCTTTTCCAGACCGGCCTTCTTGACCACGTCTGGGATGTAGATCATATCTGGTACGGGTTGACTTCGATAACTGTCGTCTCGACTGGGTCTGCTTGCGGTGTAGAGGGGGCTTCCACAAGTTTCACAGGTGGTGCACCCAATAGGTCGAATGCTCGATTCAAGAACACTGTCATATCCTTGAGGACCAGTTCCCAGTCCACTGAGGTCGAATCCGATTTGAGTCGCGATGAAAGCCGACGCAAATAAGACGAGACGGCCCAGATAAGTTGTAACCATTTCATTGATCTCTCGTTTCAGTGAGTGATGATGAGTAAAGCTGTCCCACTTGGGGTCGAACCAAGAATCTTTTCATTAACAGTGAAGTGCATTACCAATTATGCTATGGGACAAAATGACTCTGCCCAAGTGGACAGAGCGCTGGCCTCCGATGCTTCTAGTTGCGGTTGGCGTCCAAGATCAGCGAAACGCTGGCGACGTCAGATTTGACGCGGCGGGCGATTGCTTGGATACCCATACCCTGCTTGGTGAACCGCAGAACGGCTTCTTCAATCAGGGTCAGTTGAGCGGGCTTGGTGACAGGGGCTTCGACGACTGGGGCGGCGACGACTGGGGCTTCCTTGACGATCTCGACGTCGAAGGAACCATCCTTATTCTCGCGGCTCAGGAAAAAACCAAGTGTCATTTGATGGCCTTTCGTTAGGTGAAGCTGGAGCCTGTTCGGCTTCATCCAGCGTGATGTTTAAGTGGAACGTATCGGGCTCGAACCGATGACCTCCACGCTGCCAGCGTGGCGCTCTCCCAACTGAGCTAACATCCCATGTAGTGTAGCGAAGACGACGGGACTCGAACCCGCAACATCCTGGTAGACAACCAGGCACTCTGCCAATTGAGCTACGTCCCCGTAAGTAGTATTCAGACGCAGGTGGAACCATAACAGTTCCCAGAAAAGAGAGCGAGTACCGAGAATCGAACTCGGGTAGCCACGTTGGCAACGTGGTGCATAACCATTGTGCTATACTCGCTTGACTCTAGAAGTCGTATTTAAAAACCTGACGTGGGAAGCCCACGTAGTTACTGATTGCGTAGCTGTCGCCCTCGCCAAGCATGGCGTCGACAACGTCGGCATCGACCCAAAAACTGCCCTCGGGTTGCCCGTGTCGTCGAGGACCAGTGACCCAGTCATCTCCCCAAGAGTTTTGGCAGAGCAGACCTGGTCGGCTGTAGTTGTCGTCGACTGCTGTGAACACCATGCAGTGATACCACGTGTCGGCAGGGTACAGGAAGCCTTGGTGATCGCGCCCGCCTTGGTTCTCGCCCTTGTTGGGATCGAAACCGACCGAACTGCATACTGGGACGGGGTAACCGTTGGCGATTGCGTCGCGTGCTTCCTTGTAGGAGGTGACTCGAGCGGCGGTGCGGACTGGGTGCTTGCGTGCCAGGATTTTGATGTCCTGGGGCAGGCCGTGCAGTGTCAGTTCGCGACCACGGTTGCCACTGTAGGTAGACAGGTCAACACTGTACTTTGATCTGGGGACAGAGCCGTAGTCAGCCAGGAACTCCGCTGCGTAGCCACCGAAGGAACCGTCGCCACGCAGCAGAGCGGTGATGCCGTGTTTTTGAAATGCGATCTCGTTCTTACTGCCAGCGTAGATGACTTCGACGGCGGCAGGTCCTGGGAAGGACTCAGCCAGATGGTAGCCTCTGATCTGGACAGCGGTGAGTAGGTCGACACCCATGGCGAAGCCGTGGCCGACGCAGTCACCAATGGTTTGGCGGTGAGGTCTTGCGGCAAGTAGGTTGGTCTTTTCCAAGAACT